AAGTATCAGCAAGGAAGATAATGGAAGAGCTTGCTGTCACTGGCAACTACCAGTTGGTTGAAAGGTCGGATGGTAGCATCATATACAGCAAGGATGAGGATGGGAAGCATATCAGCTTATCCGTGCGCAAAAATACCACTCGAAAGAGTTTGCGCAGATGGGAGCTGGTAAAGACAACTGACATCCTTGAGGTTGGCAAGGATAGCATTAAGGCAAGGACATTGAAAGGAGGAAAGTAAATGCCAAGAACAACAAGGGAAGATTTCGAGTTAGAAACAGGATTAGCTGACGATTTTGATGGGTTGATAGTTGGTGCATATTTTGGTGTTAAGTCAGAATATGCTGCTATTGCAGGCACTAGTGACCCAATGATTATGCTCCAGTTGGAGAACCCAGAATTCGAGCAACCTGTAGAGCAAGGTTGGGCTTGTGGTGGAGCGAAGCAATGGGAAATAGGTGAGGGAGGAAAGGAAATTGTTTCTGGAACCCGTCCAGAGAGCCACAGGTTCAATATGAACAGCCGTGCTGGAAAGTTAGTAACTGCTATGTTTGAGCTTGTCGGTGGGGGCAACAAAGTAAAGGGCCAGGAGTTCTTCCAGAAGAGAGACAAGTTCATGACTGAGAGCGGCTTCTATACTGACCTTAATTTCCACTGGAAGAGAGTGCCAATGACCACAGTTAGCGGAGAATCCAGAGATGTGCTGATGCCAAATGCCTATTTGGGTGAGGTCAAGACTGCCGCCAAAGCTACTGCTCCAACAAAGGAAGTATCAGGAGACCTAGTGGACAAAGTAATCGCTCTAGCCGAAGGCAAAACCGCAAGAGAACTGAAGCAGACAGTTGTTAAGGAGCTTGATAAAGCGGCACCTGGGTACAAAGAGATTATTGCTCTGGTTCTCAGTGGCAAGCTAATAGAGGACTTGAAGGCTCAGGACAAACTTACCGAAGGCCCCGACGGAAAATTCATTTGAATTTTAGTTCTGGACAACCCAACCTTGTCCAGGGCTTGACAAAGGGTGATGAGTGTGATATAATAGTTATATTAAGAACATTAAAAACTGGATAGAGGTTAATGAAGCCAATGAGTCCATGCCGTAAGGACAAAACTGGGCAACAACAATCGAGCAGTCAACACCCGAAAGGGAAATAAGTCCCAGGCTGCTGGCTGGCAAGGGCTGGCTACCCGAAAGGGCGTGACAAGCTAATCTGCTAGCCACAGGGACAAAATGCTTGAGGGGTAGGACAGGCTAACTACTAGCCAGCAGGGAATTGCCAGTCACCCGAAAGGGCAGTATCACACGAGTTCGTGGGCAGAAGTTATACAAGAGTATGAATGGTCTATGCCTTGAGACTGGCTGGCAATTCCTAGCCTGAGCCGAGCAGTGGTAGGTGCTACTGGTGGAGGCAAAGGGAATTAAATCTCTGACCCCTCAAAAAATAGGTGTAGCGTGTAGGTTCAGACAAGACAGAGAGTGAGGGTGCAATACTTTAGAAATGGCGAGAATATTAGCTCATTGGAGTAAAGGCTCACCAGCCCTCACCCTAGTCTGAATAAGGAGGAGAAAATGAGAGGACAATTAACAGAGGGAATACAAGAACTTGCTAAAGGGTTTTTGGGTAGAGAAATTACTATCAGAGAACTCAGACTTTACCCATATCTAGACTACGTTATGAAAAATGACCAAAAAATAGAACCTATCCATATCAACGGTGAAGAGAGGAAAATTCTCCGAAAATTGAAGGAAGAAAACCATATTGAGGGTGGAGCTTCTGGGTTATCAATGACCAAAGAGTTTTATGATTATATAAATCAGGTTCTCTGGTTTAGTTATGTGGTAGATGTTTATTAAAGGAGGAGCATGAAATCTGAAGATACGGTGATGAGCGACACAGAGTTAATGTCTTGGCATTTCAAGTCTTTAGAATCAAGACAAAGAATTGCCCAAGCCCAAGCTGAAATCTCCTTCAAGGCAGGGATAGTGAAAGGATTACAGTTGGCGAATCAAGTAGGACTTAACCATTTTATAGGTGACTTTACGACAGGAGAACATCATCCTACTTGCCAAGCCTGCAAGTTACTCAAGGAATGGGGAATAATAGAAGTAACTGAATATTAAAGGAGGAAAAATGGAAGCTAATTATAATATTTTAGATGCTCCTTGTGTTTTCTGTGGATACAACGGGAAAGGTTATTGGCAAGTAGGAACACACAGTAAAAAGTGTCCTTTCAATGCTCTTGGTGGTATGGAGGAGAGACGGGGTGCCTTTCGAGATATTCTAGTTTCAAAAGAAGCCCAGGCTAAAATCTCTTTCGAGGCGGGGAAGGAAGAAGAACGAGCAAAATGGATTATTGAGACTAAATCGGGAAGCAGTAAAGCTTTCCTAAGCCTACCTATAGAGGAACGTAGAACGATATTAGCAAAGCAAGCACGGGACTTGGCAGATAGTATGGCAGATAGCCAAGCTAAAGAAGATTTGAAGATAATGGACTAGTGGCGAACCCAACTAAAGAAATGGGGGATATAATGAAACCAACTCTTGAGGAGCAAATAGCAATTAGCAAATTAACTGATGAAGAGTGTCTTAAGCTGTTGCTACCTCACACCTTGCTAGGCAAGATAGACTACTGGATACATAATCATGCCTTGCTACTCTGGCGTTTGTATCGCTGGAACTGGTTTAATACATGGACTGGAGAGTGGGGTTTTAGGTTGTTTGTTAAACACAAATTCAAGGAGTGGGAGGAGAACAGTGAAAGCAGGAATGAGAACTGAGGACGAAATTAGGCAAGCTACAAGAGTTAGAGGACACCCACCCCTCACATCAGGACACGCCAGACTGTGACACTTGCACTGAGATAAGCACTCTTCGGTGGGTGATTGGAGAAGAAGAGTGGTAGTTACTCAGGTTGGTAATGGGTAAAAGTGAAAGGAGGTAATAATGACTGATTTATTATTCGAAGACGATGAACTCGTGGCAAAGAGATTCTCCTGTGGTTGCCTTGGGCCGGGACACATGCTTGATGTCAGTGTTGAGATGGCTGATGAGGGCAAAAGATTTGTCGAGTGCAGTTTCGAGTTCTATATAACCAGCTATTTGCCACGGAAGCTCAGGCTAAAGCGGGCATGGGATATGCTGCGTGGCAAGGAAACTTGTGTATGCGACTTTCTGCTAAGGCCTGAAGATGCTGGCGAGCTGATTGAACTGCTTGAGAAGGTGAGAGTTAAATGAATGTTTATCGAATGAGCAATGCTGGATGCCAGCGGGCAATAGCCGCAGAGAAATTGGGGATTATACAATTGACAACAGATGTAGACATATATTACAATGGGAACAATAAGAATCGATAATAATACTAAAAAGCAACTTGATGAACTACGGCACGAAGGGCAATCCTATAGAGGCATAATTCAGGAGCTATTGAACTTTTACCATAAGGAAAATATAAATGCACAAAAACTTCAAAAATCCCGAGTTACGAAACAAGCGAGTATCGGAGGGTCTTAAGAAATTTTGGAATAATCTCTCACCAGTAGACCGCCAATCCTTTGTAGCTAAAATAACTCAAAACAGGAAATATAAACCGAGAAGGAGAGACAAAATTAGTAAAGAATTATTAACAGACCTCTATTATAATCAAGGTCTTTCCCTACCTCAAATATCACAACAATTAAATATACATGCTTGGGAGATTGAAGCACGGATGGATAATTTAGGTCTGGCTAGAAGAAGCATAGCTGAAGGTATATCTCTCAGACACAAGAATGACAGAAAGCAAGGATTTAGCACAAATTACCGCTGGAAAGGCTGGAAGAAACAAAGATGCGATGGATATATATCTGTGGTAGACCCAAGATTTTTCCCAGAGGAGGTAATTTATATTCAAGAACACAGGTTAGTTTGGGAGCAAACCCACAACAGAAAATTAGCTAAGGGATGGATTGTTCATCATATAAATGGCACTAGGGATGACAACAGACCTGAAAATTTAATAGCTATGCCTGACAGAAGACACAAGGCTCTTTTAACGGTCAGAGCAGAAAAAATCAGGCATCTTGAAGCAGAAGTTGGGAAACTGCAGAAAGCACTTACAAGCAAACAGTTAATTTTTGATATAGGAGTGCAAAATGTTTATAGAGCATCTACGGATAACTAGTGAGCCTGAGACTCCTTACCAATATTGTAGAATAAGCCAATGTGGTCAATGTTCTAGAGTGCTGGTTGCTCGAAGGCTTGATTACGAGCCAATACCTTACTCGGCGACTCAACTTGCCATATTTAAGGATGGCAAAGCTATTGAAGATTCTATACTAACTGAACTAGAAGCTAAAGGAACACCAATTGCAGATAGGCAGAAAGAAGTCAAATATGTATTTTCTGAGATATTCCCTCCACTTATAGGACATATTGATGCTTTGTCTGGCAATACACTCATTGAGATTAAGAGCTTTAACCGATTCAGCTTTCAGAAACTACAAAGAGATAAATGGGATGCTATACCAGAATATCTTGCTCAGATAAATACTTATTTGCTCTGCCTAAAAGATAATATAACCAAAGCTGTGCTTATAGGTAAATGCAAGGATACATCCGAACTCATTGAGCTTGAGTGGGAATTTAATCAAGAATTAGCAGATAAAATCATAGACAAATTGATAAACATTGAGTTATACATTCAAGATGGGGAGCTACCCACTGGCGAATTTGAGGAAGGGAGCAACCAATGTCGTTGGTGCAAATTTAGGTTCTTGTGCTTGCGTGAGGAGAAAGAGGAGAAAGATGCCAAGGAAGAAACCTTGCCCAATTTAGTTGATGCTGCCTCCCAATATCGGGAGGGAGACGAGTTGGAGAAACAGGGCAAGTCCATGAAGGAGAGTGCCAAAGAAACCTTCCTTAATCATGCCACAAGCAATAAAATCGATAAGTTCAAAACAGGCGGCGTAAGTATCAGCTACTTAGGCCAAAAGACGAAAGAATATTTTGACGAGAAGTTACTGAGAGAACTTGTCCCTAAGGAAATAATAGAGAAAGTCACCAAGGTAACAAAGCCATGGGAGGATATAAGAATCAGAATTTTGAAAGCTTAGGAGGATAAAATGAGTCAAGTAATAAGAACCTGGATTGATTTGATTTGCTCACAGTGCTACTCAGTTATCGATGCAAGAATGCCCAATGATGAATATGACAAATGGCTTAGAGAAGGTGATGGTACTATCTTCTGTGAAAAGTGCGGTGATTATGTCTTCCCGATAGATATTATGAAGCAGGAATACGATACTAGAGAATCGCCTTCCGAGGGAGCACAAGCTATCCAAGGAGACATTGAGCATGGTGTGGAGATACTCCACATAGGCGGTGCTGGTATAACCCACAATCTTGAGCCAGAGCCTACTGGAACTATAAGTAGGACTTATCATTATAATGCAAATTTTTAGGAAGGAGGGAAAATGAAAGCAATCCTAGACCAAGAAGCAATCAAGATAGCTTATATGGCTAGTAAGAAACCAGAAAGACCTGTCCTAACCTCTTGTAAAATAGGGGAAGGAAAGATAGTTGCCTGTGACGGTTATATATTAGCAGAAAGACCGATACCAACCGAACCTGAAACTGGTGAATCAATTCTAGTAGGAGCCAATGATATTATAAGAGCAGCAAAAATGTGGAGAGTAAAGAATCTTACCATAGAATCTGTTGATGCTAGTCAAGCTACAATTTCCTATTCAGATGATATTTATAACTACAGTATGAAAACTCATCTCATACAAGGGCAGTATCCTCACTATGAGCGTAATTATCCCACTACGGAAAGAAAAGCTTATGTAGCTTTGAATGCTCAATTATTGAATAGGATGCTTAAAGTTGCCGAATCAGGCACCATTATTATTAAACTGAAAATCAGAGAACCACATGAAATTGTTGAGTTCATTACTAATGAGACAAAAGGGCTGATAATGCCTATGAATGTTGGCGAAAACGACTAATAAAGGAGGAGAAATGACAACAATGGAATGGGAAAAAGAACCAAATAGAATGGACTGGGAATATTGTGGATTCAAATGCTTAATTTTGAGGAGTCCTGAAATGAAGCATCTATGTGGATATGTGGGATTACCGAAATGGCATCCCTACTATAAGAAAGAGTATAATGATGTTGATGTTGAAGTTCATGGTGGATTAACTTTTTCTCGTGAAGGAAGTGGAGATAAATGGGAAAAAGATTACTGGTGGATTGGATTTGATTGTGCTCATATTGGCGATTTAGTGCCAGAAATGGAGAAAATAAGCAGGCAACTAAATTTCCCGAAAGGTTACGAAACATACCGAAACATAGACTATGTAAGAAACGAAACTGAAAGATTAGTTGAGCAGATAAAGGAGGGAAAATGAAAGAAAGAATACTACTTGAGGGACCGCCTGGCTCGGGGAAAAGCTACCAGCTGATAAAGTTGGCCCAATTCCTCAATGACTACAAAATCCCCATCTATGTGATAGACCTAGAGGACAAGCTGGAGGCCACCTTGCTGGGTCTCGGTGGAATCCCCGGCAATATGAAACTGTATGCCAGCTTCACCTGGGATGAGGCAATTGACGACAACATTGGGGGCATGAAGCAGGTTGTCGACAAAATAGGCGAAGCAGTACACCCTGGAGACTGGATTGCGGTAGACAGGGCCGACTTGATGTGGCCCAGGGTGCAGTCATGGTTCACACAAGAAAAGTACAAGGAAAGTATGGCCGACAAGATGATGGAGACATCCAAGAAGATGACAAAATCCTCAATGTTTATACCCCGCTTTGACCAAGGAAGCTGGCAAGTCATCAATGAGCAATATGACACTCTCATGTTTAAAATACTGTACAAGTCCAGATGCAATATCCTGCTAACCACTGGAATAAAAGGAGCTGATGAGAATAGCCCGACTGACATAGGAAGGCTGGGCATACTTCCAAGAGGGCAAAAAGAGATAGGCCACCAGCCTCATTCTGTGTTTTTGCTCACCCAGCAGAAGAGAGGGAGAGATGTAACTTGGCACATCACGACGGACAAAGATTTGCCGGGCCGTGAGCTTTTTGAGCGTGATGAACTTTGGGATTTTAGTATTCAATATTTAAGTTTACACTATACTCCTTAATTTGAATTTGTATTATATTCTTTAAAAAGGAAGGAAAATGGGTTTTCCAAAAGGAAGCATTGAAGCTAAAAATATTGCTCTAAAAGCTTGGGAAACAAAGCGAAAAAGAGGAACAGACCACTGGATTTTATCCCAGTTAGCAAAAGATAATCATAGTAAAGCAATGCAAGGAAAAAATAAAGGACGAGTTCCCTGGAACAAAAACTTAACAAAAGAAGTCGATAGCAGAATAAGAAGTATCCTATGTCCTGGGGAAAAGAAAACCAAAATATCACTAGCTAATCTAAAAGTTTTAGGAACCAAAGAACACAAAAACCAACAATCAAAGATGATGAAAGAGATGTGGCAAACCCCCAACTATAAGAAGCATCATAGAGAAGCAGAACAAAAAAGACAAAAGGAAGGAAGATATAAATGGCAACCCAATAGTAAACAATGGGAAAGCTCTATTCGCTTTGGTAAGAAAAATCCTAATTGGGGAAAACCTAGAACTAAGGAAACTAAAAGCAAAATAGGCAAAGCCAATTCAATACAGATGAAGAGATTGTGGCAAATTATAGAATATGCGACTAACCAGATGAAAGCAATTCATTCTAAACCAAATAAAGCTGAACTAGCTTTACAGGGTATATTAGATGATTGTTTTCCAAACGATTGGAGATATACAGGTGATGGCTCACTGATAATAGGTGGTAAGTGTCCAGATTTTAGCAATATCAATGGAAGGAAAGTCCTGATAGAATTGTTTGGTGACTATTGGCATAGAAACGAAGACCCGCAAGATAAAATTAACTATTACAAAAAATACGGTTATGATTGCTTGGTGATATGGGAACACGAACTAAAAGATGAAGAAGCACTAAAGCAGAAGATTATGCAGTATTTGCCCCAGTATTATCAGCCAAGCAAGAAATAAGGAAAGGAGGTGAATATGGTAGAAGGCGAAATGTCAAAAAGGTTAGCACAGGTAGCGTACGATAAGGCCGAAGCACAAGCATGGGAAACCTACAACAAGGCCATAGAACAGGCAGATGCAGATTGTCAGAAGGCCAAGGTAGAGGCAGAGGCAACCTACTATAAGGTCAAAGCACAGGCACGGGAAATTTTCATGAAGGCGAAAGGAGGTGAACTATGATAACAGCCTGTCCTAAAGGTTGCTGGCCTGAGTGCGATATTAAAATTGAGGAGGAACACGCTCTCAAAATGCTGCATGAGGTTAGAGATAAAATATATGAGGATTTATTAAAGAAAGGGGTAATTGATGGGAGTATCCCCAAAGAGCATTACTACCCAATTGATTTATGGAAAATAGCAGAAGGAGGCGGAAATTGACAATCGAAAAAGCTATCGAGATTAAACTCCGCACGGGAGAGGAATTTCTTAAAACTGACCCTGAAGATATAGATGAGGCTGATAGGCTCAGCATAGAAGCCATGAAACGCATTGTATACCTTCGTAAGGATATGGATTGCCCTCATTGGATGACACTGCCAGGCGAGGCAAATAAATAGGAAAGGAGGTGAACTATGATAATGACTTGCCCCAAATGTCATGGAAGTGGGAAGATATGGCCAGATGATGCTGATACTGTTACTGGAATTAGTTGGCATACCTGTCCTTCCTGTGGTGGGAAAGGATATGTAACTGATACCCCAGAGCTCACCAGACATGATAGCAAGGTTTATCTTGGCCATAAGACAGTATTGGAATGCCCGTACTGCCATCAGGGAATCAATATTCATGCTACGATTGGAGAATAGCTAAGGAGGTAAATATGAATCGGTTTTGGAAAATAGCAGACTACCTTATAATTATCTGTGCCTGCGTTATGGGTGTCCTTACTGCAATTACTAAAAGTGTTGAGCTATGGTGGACAATATTCTTTTGGCTATTCATAGTAATTATATCAAGGATTGAAATTATTCTTATGACTAAAATCATAAACAAAAATTAGGAGAGCAGCCTGCCAAGGAGGTTTAAGATATGAGTTCATTAACAACTGACCTATTGCTCGACATTGCATCAGAGAAGAACGGCTATCGCATTGGAGACCCTTGGCGTTTCTCCGAGTTCTCCCTGGTGGCAGTTATTCCTATCACTAGAGTGGTCGAGACGCCCAGAGCTTATCGCCTTCTCTCGGAAGTTAAGGATGAGGTTCGGATTAAGGACACTGGCTCTATCAGCCAAATAGAGATAGAGAACAAGTATGAACTACCTGTGCTTCTGAAGTCTGGTGAGATTCTCTCTGGGGCAACCCAGGAGAGAAGTCTTACTATGTCTCAATTCTTAATGTCTGGAGAAAAGATAATGGCTTCGTGTGTTTGCGTTCACTCAAGCGAGGGGATTAGGGCAGGTCAGCAAGTTAAACCAGATGGGTTTGTTCCAGCTCAAGTTAGGAGAACAGTTTTAACTAGACGACCAGATGTTAGCCCTCTTTACCGTGATTGGGGTTATGAGTCTGGTGACGGGCAGCCTAGCCAAAGCCAGGTTTGGGGTAGCATAAACAAAATGTCTGCTAGTATGTCTGATGCCACTTACAGAATGTGCTCCTATATGGCAGCTAGCGGAGATTACGGTACTATCCCAACTAGCAGTTGGACAACTTCATCTGACGACTTAGCTGGTCGGCTCAGGGAATCCAACAAGAAGTTTGAGGCCATCATCAAAAAGGTACCCAAAGCAGAAAACCAAGTTGGCTTCTGCCTAGTTACCATTGATGGTTTCGACACCCTCGATGTGTTCAACCACCCAGAATCTTGGGAGGCTATTAGGAAGGACATCCTGAAGGCTGAGGTTACTAATATAGCCGATGTCCACAAGGACAATCCTTTCCAATACAATCCTGAGAAAGCTAAGGCAATCCTCACTCAGCTCCTAAGTTCCAAATTTGAGGAAAAGAACATAGTGGAGAAGGAAAATACTACTACTGTTCTATTGGAAAGTGGGGAGCTGAAGGGTGAGGTCGTGACCCTTTACGGATTGCCAATTCATCTTTCCCTATTAGGGAAGAGCTAAAAGGGAAATGGCAGGCTGCTCTCAATAAAGGAGGAAAAACGAAATGCTAACTTGCTTTGAATGTGGGAAAGAAACACCAATGACTAATTTCTATCTACTAAAGCAGTATAGTATTAGCTCCCATAGTCGTTATTGGCATTTTTGTAGTGCAGATTGCTTATTAGAGTGGCTGAAAGAGCAAGACCATATAGCACGATTTGGTATCAATAAACCTAAGCTCATTACTTGGGATTGGGAGGGAAATAAAGGAAAGGAGATAGGGAGAAAATGCAAGGAACTCAATATGGACTGAACGCTAAAGTTCTTCAACGCTGGTTATGTCGTTACAATGGAGGTTTTAATCTTCGTTATCCCTGCAAACATAAAGGTTGTATAAATAAACTACGGAATGGTAGATGTGGCTTAGATATGGCAAGACTAGAGATAGACGAACATAAAATATTAACAGGTAAGTGTCTTGATTTTGTAGCTACCCAGTAGAAGAATAGGAGAATAAAGGTGGAGAATGAAGAACTAAATAAGAAAATAACAGAATGGCTAGGCTTGTGCTGGCACGAGTTCACAGAATCAGATGAGGGTGACCCTGTCACTTCCCACTGCAGCAAGTGTGGCAAGCCTGATTATGAATACGACTTGGAATTTAAAATTTGGGAACCAGCTAACCAAAATATTGAATTTACCAACAACCCCAATGCTTGCTTTGAGCAGATTGTGCCTGAGCTAAATAAACGAGGGTTGAGAATACGCATGCTAACACAATCACCCAAAAGGAAAAAATCAAAGGCTTATTTCTGCTCCATTGGTGGCAACTGGTTACCCCACCACACTGCCGATGCAGAGACTGCGTCTCTGGCAATTTGCAAAGCTGCTGAAAAGAGTATCAGTCGGCTCTGCAAAGGATATTGATGAGGAGTCGCCCAAATGATATTGCTATATGACAAAAGCCCCTCTCGGGGCCTCTGCCGTTTGTTGGGCAATCTGTAATGGGCGAAGCCCATTAAGATTAAAACAAGTATAACATGATAAAAGGAATATGTCAATTTTAAAGGAGGGAAAATGGGATTAAGAGATATTTCAGCTTGTATTGCAATTGCTTCTTTCTGGTCTCTAATTACTTGTATTGCAGTGGAGGTAGGAATCAACCTTACCTTTGCGGTTATAATTGATTTGGTGGGTATTATAACAACAGTACTTGCAGTATCTAAGTGGATAATGCAGTAATGTCAATTCTAGTGAGTTCCAATGAGCGCAAGCCAATCAAGCAGGCCCTAGGTGACTTTGGTATAGAAGCTAACATACCATACGACTTCAAGATATTTACCGAGAGGGGAATTATAGCTATTGAGAGAAAGAGATTCCCTGATGATTTATTGGCAAGTGTTGATGATGGTCGTTTGTCCAAAGAATTTGCTGCCATGCGAGAAGAAGGGGACTATCAGATACTAATATCTGAGGGCAGAGGAAGATACACCAGGGAAGGAAGACTGCTTTTGGGCAGGAGGCCTAGCAGATGGTTCAAGTCGGGGATAAGGTCGCTGTTCCGCTCTATAAGGTATGTTGAGGGCATAGACGTGGAATTCACTGACAACATTCCCGACACGGTAGAATGCTTGAAAGGGGTACAGCAATATTTCGACCAAGACAAGCATTTGTCCATCAGGACAAGGCTAAGCCCTGAGCCAAAGCTGTTCATCTTGACCAAGGAAGAAAGGTATCTTCACTTCCTTCAAGGCTTGCCCTCTATCAAAATTGTTCGTGCAATGGAGCTGGCAAAGGTGTTCAGGTCACCACTGGAATTGTTTGGAGCTGATATGCAGACGCTGAGAAGTGTTCCTGGGATTGGAAATGTGGTGGCTGAGGGAATCTACAACTTCTTGAGAGGATTTGACAAGCTGAAGGAAGTGTGATATAATACTTATATAATAAGATACAGGAAAGGAAATGAGAACATTCTACGGTGTCAATTGGTGGCTTAAAGATAAAGACGACTTCAGAGATATTGATGGCTACACCACTCTTAAGCAAGCATTATCCAAAGCTAAAGCATTAAGAGAAAGTGGTAAAGGCTACCATTCCTTTATAATCTATGCTTATCATACAGAGTTAATTGATGCTGACTTCATAGAATCGGACATACTCTACCGTCGCCAACGGTGGCAACGATTAGATGATGACTTTGAGAAATTATGGGATATAAATGGCGAACCTTTTTGAAAGGAGATAGGAAATGAAGCAATCCTTCTTGAGTCCTTCCTGGGTTTGTGAGAAGTGCAACACTCCTGTCTACGGGTGTCCAGGTCCGATTACAAAGTGTCCTGGCTGTGGTCACTATTATGACCCTCATAAGTATGGAAAAGACAAGTGCGATTGTAAATACTGTAAGGAGAGAAAATGAAAGGAGGTAGGAAATGAACAAACCAATCGATAATTGGGACTTCTGGGGTGTAGTATTGTTATTCCTAGCACCTACCTTGTGTTTAGTAATATGGCTTGTAATAATATCTGAAGTACGGAAACTGGATAGGAGATGGCAACAACATCATAGACATGAAAATAGGATTGGAGGTAAAGGAGAATGAAACCAACTAAAAAAAGAAAACCTATTATCGTTTGGAATCCAGATTACAATAGATACGATAAAATCTGGGTGTAGGAGGTAAAAGAGAGAGGGGAAATGAGTAAATATAGAGAAAAACAAATTTACTTAAGATTACGAAGGAAGGAAAACAGTAAGCGAATTGAGCAACTGAAGAAGGAGGGAAAGTAAATGACAGGAAGGTCAAAAGATGTCGGAAATCCTATGTTGGTTAATCTTCCCCAAATTGGATATGAAGATTCGGGAGAAGGCGGTCTAGCTTTCTTTTTTGTGGTGAAGCAAAAACCGTGTGGGAGTGAGAGGCAAGTCTGTTTCGGGGGATATGTTATGTGGCCACTTCAAGATTGCCAAATAAAACCTCGCAATTGGCCTCCATTTTTAGATAGGAAAAGAAGCTATACAGATTTTCCTCTTCAACCCATAGATGCTGGTGTTTTGGTTGGCAGCACAGGCTTAAGTCTTTGGTCGGATAATAAAGAGGAATACTTCACTCCCAATGTTACAGATTTAACTCCTGAAGGTAAGCGATTATACCATACACTTAAAAAGATATACGGTGAAGTAACAATAGTAACTTTGCTTGATACCTAGAAGGAGGGAAGATATTAAGTGGCTGAACTTGATAAACTGAAATCAAGAATGGAAGAAGCTCATTCCCAAAGGTGTGAAGGCGACTTTAGCCTCAACCAATACTATCGGGAGTGCTTGCTTGAGTATGCCAAGGAGCTGTTGCGGACTGAAGACATTGAGGAAATTGGAGAAATGATTACCAGGCTTGAGAAAGAGGCAGTTGTGATACAGGAGGAAATAGAAAATTTTTGGGGTATATGTGATGTTGGAGTATCTCTTGGCGAGCTGCAGGATGACTATTGTGAGCTAGTTAGTAAACATATTCGTCTCCTAGATTTGCTAGAGGTTTTGAAATGAAAAAAGAATTAGCTAGCGCAATCAAGCTCCTGGCTTCTGGCTACAAGCGAGTGGATGTAACTATCAAGATTGACAGCAAGGAGTATGAGGCAGTTTGCTATGAGATTCCAGGAGTTGGTGGCAGCATCATTAGGATTGATTTGAAGGAGGTGAAGAAATGAAGGAGAATAAATTTAGAGTTTGGGATAAACTAAACCATAGATGGCTTGATTTATTCCAGTTGGTTTTTGCCAAAGATGGGACTATTATAGCTGTTAATACACTTGGCGAAACCTACGGCTTACACCAAGTAGATTTAGTTGAATATATAGGACGTAAGGACAAGAGTGGCAAGGAGATTTATGCTGGCGACCTTATCAATTGCCGAGTTAGCCAGTTTGAGGGGGTGCCTGATGAGCGACTTATATCACAGTTAGTTCATTATGACCGTAGGGGCAATTTGAAATTCGGTGACTATTGTGCTTGGTTTTGCTATGAAGAAGAAATCATTGGCAGTAAGTATGAGAATCCTAAGCTGCTAAAAGGAGGAGAAAGTGAGAAAGATTAAATTTAGAGCCAAGGATAGGGAGACAGGGGAATGGGTATATTCTGGTAAATTTGGTTTAGCTGAGTTCTTCTATGGGATAGAGGATGGTCAACTTGATGGCGAAACATTAGGAGAGTACATAGGTCTCCCCGACAAGAATGGCAAGGAGATTTATGAGGGGGATTGGCTCAAATGGAGTGATAACTTCTTTAAGATTATTTATGATACCTTCAATGGTTGTTGGTATGGCGAGCCACACATTGATAATCCCTTTATAGGAATACTTACAGCAAGAAGTTTTCCTAAATCAGAAATCATCGGCAATATCTATCAGGATAGTCATCTACTTGACAAATCAGAAGTTTAATTATAAAATAGGGTTATGATAATAAAAGAACAAAAGCCAATAATTTTTGATAATCAGTGTAACTGTCAATTTAATTCTAAGTTATTGAGTGAGGCACTTATTTGGTATTTTTATCCTAAACCTATATATCATAAGAAGGTAATTTTCCTTTGGAGAGAATATCCTGCGGTAGAAGCTCGCAATGTTACTTTACATATTCATAGACTAATAGGTATGTACCTATTCCTAAAGAAAGTGGTAATAGGCAGGTCATCAAATTCTATCGTTATTCACCACAAGGATGAAAATCATCTAAATTGTTATGAGAGCAATCTTGAGGTAAGAATAAAGGGTGAGCATATATCATCTCACCTCCACGGGAGAAAGTTAAGCGAAGAGCATGGAAGGAAGATAGGTGAAGCAAATAGAAGACGAAAGGGAATAAAGCAAAAGAAAAGACGAAATATTCCGCTAGATGAGTTAGGACTAATGTTGCACGACAGAATGAGTATAAATTTGATTGCCAAGAAATTTGGTGTTGATTGGTCAACCATAAGAAACAGAATAGATGAAAACCCCGAGCTGAAGGAGACAGAGAATGAACATTGAAGCAACAGTAATAGAACTCTGGAACAAAGGATTGACCATACAGGATATTGTAGTTGAGCTGCAGCTTGAGGAGGAGACTGTAGAAGATATTGTGGAAGCTATTCCGAACTATGTTGACAATATTTCGTCTTCATGATAAACTATAAATATGACAAAGGCAGGTAATAGACGACGGCGTGAATGGTATGCAAGACACAGAGAACATGTTAAGAAATACCAAGCAGAATATTATGCAAAGCATAAAGAACAAATTGCGCAAAGAGCTAAGGCAAGGATGGGGTGGGCAAAACGTAATCCGCATAGAGTTGCATTCTTTAACCGTAGATGTGGGATTAAGCTTAAGCAGGAAGTATTAGCTCACTATGGTGGGTGCAAATGTGTAATCTGTAAAGAGAGTAGGTTATCTTGCTTATCGCTTGACCATATTGGTGGTGGAGGCAATAAGGAAAGAAAAATGGGGAAGCTAGTAGGAACTAAGTTTTATCATTGGCTTAAGAAAAATAATTACCCTGATTTGCCTTTACGAGTGCTTTGTATGAATTGTCAATTTATTGAAAGAGATGAACAACTGAAACATAAATATATGGATGTTCACCCAATAAGACTATGGCAACCAATCTCTAATACCAAATAAACTATCTCAATACGGAGGTGAAAAATGAGCAAGATTGAGGAAGTGAAGAAGATAATTAACCCAGAATGCTTTGAGCCGTTTATACAAATATGTCCTATATGTCCTATACCTAATAATCCAGCTTGCCAAAATTGTGAGAAGCAAGCCCACCAAATCTGCAAACTATTTGAGCCAAAGTCTGAAATGAAGAAATTAACTAACGAGGAAATGATGAAACTTCCAATGAGCGAAAGGCACAAAATCTTGGATGCACAAGTAAAGCAATTTGCCAAAGACCATCCTAACTACCCTGATACAGATGGTTGCATGTCTGGTGAGTCAACCTGTATACCAATAAAAGCTGATGAAGTTAAGCCAAAGCCTGATGAGAGTAGGTTGCTAACGGATGACGATTTTATTCAACTATTTACAGAAGAACAAAGGACACAAGGCGTTCCAGACAAATACAATTTCCCTGAAGCCATTGCTGGAAATGCTTGTTATCATCGGGTTCTAGCCAAAGCCCAAGATGCCAAGACAGCCTCCATCAAGGATGCTGAGTGCCAGCGAAGAGTGGAGAGGATATTTGAGGAGATTGAGGAGCATGACTTCAGTTATGACAGATATGGCAATCCTTTAATGAACCTAGATTTCCGAACCTCTGATGGTAGGCAATATGTAGCTCCTTGGTGGCAAGCTCTCAAGAAACGGGAGGCGAAAAATGTGGAGACCTAAGGCAAAATGGCAGAATCCATTTCGCAAGACAGGCAATTTTGGCTGTGGTGAAGAAAGCTGGAATGAACAGCCAGAGTTTTCGGTCTATGAGGCTGGTGCTGATGCTGCACATCAGGCTGACATTGAGTGGCTTGAGTTAAATAAATCTTCAGCAACAACTGCAAAGGGTTATCATATCTTTGTAGTGTCCGATGAGGATTGGCAAGCCTTCAAAGGAGAGAAAAATGGATACAACTGAGAAATATATCAAGATGTGTGAGAAGGCAGAAGAGATACAAGGTCTCCTTGATGAGGAGGAGGATGGTAATTATCTATACGTTAAGAAAACTCAATCTATAAAAATCACGGGGCATCCTTGGTTTTACTGGTTAGAGAACTATGGGAACGGCAATCCCTGCCAACAATGGGTTAGCTATTACTGGGAGAGCGATTCCCCAGATTATTATGGTCAAGATGTTGTTTGGCTTCCTCGCCAAGACCAGTTACAGGAAATGATAGCAAAGCCTAAATATAACTTAGCGAAGCTAAGAGCAATTACTCACTTTATTATGAATGAATATGGAATATCAATTGATTGGTCAATGGAACAACTTTGGCTTGCCTTCGTAATGAAGGAACGTTGGAATAAGGTTTGGGATGGGGAGAAATGGGAAGAAAGCGTAAAGGATTAAGGAGGATAAATGATACAGGATTTAATTGATAAAGTCGTAATTGAGGAGGAAAGGGGAAAAGCGAAATGGGGAAGTGTTGACCGAACACCTATTGACTTAATGATTGCAATTCAAGAGGAAATAGGTGAGGTAGCTCATGCAATAAACCACCATGAAGGTCATAATAGGGTCGAACAGGAAATTGCAGAAGTGATAGGTCTGCTTAGTAGGCTATACGAAACACAATCACTTAAGGTTGAAATTTGACAAATTTTTGTGGGTATAATATAATTTAGTTAAAATATAATTTAATTGAATGATGAGAAATATACTAGATGATTACTATAACCATATTGCAAGCAATAGGTTTGCTGAAGGTTCTATAGTTCAGTATAAAAATTGCTTGGAAAGGCTATATTCATACCTAAAATCTAGAAGTATTGATAGTTGGGATAAAGTAACTCCTTTTCATCTAGACAAATACAAAAGTTTCCTCAGCGAACGAAAAGGTAAAGGTGAGACAACATTCAAGGAGACAACACAGTTACAACATGCAGCTTGCATTAGAGCCTTCTTTAAGTATTTACAGGAAATTAGAGAGATAAATAATAAGTCGGCCAATATCGTGTTTAGTAATCTAAAACTCAAGCAAGAACCAAAGCAAGATTTCCTTAACCCAGAAGAACTAAAACGACTTTGGGATGCCTGCAAAGATAATACATTGTATTTAGCCATACTACTAATTATGTTTTCTACGGGGTTGAGGCATAGTGAGGTCATAAATTGCGATGTAGATTCGGTTAGCATAGAAAGGAGAGAAATCAAAATTTTAGGTAAAGGCGGAATTCGGAGAAGAGTTTTACTTACTCCAGAATGTATTGAAGCTCTAGAAAGTTATCTTACCCAGAGAGAATTGAAGGTTGCTGAAAATGAGAAAGCATTATTTATATCTTCTAGAGGCACTAGACTTACCTATAACCAACTATCTTACATATTCGCTAAGTTAAGAAAATATGTTCCGAGAATTTATCCGCATTTGCTCAGGCATACTTTTGCCACATATTTATTGGAGACAGGCTCAACAATTAAGGAAGTTCAGCAGCAGTTGGGACATAAGCGATTAACAACAACTAGCAGATATGTTCATACCATTGAAGAGGAAACTAAGAGGAAGCACGAGAAGCTTTCTGCTTATATGAAATAGAGATGATAATAGAAAATACCGAGCAAGTCAGCAAATACATTGAAAGGTACGCAGAGCGAATGTATCCACTTTTCTCTATAGAATTAGACAATCAGTGGTATATAGCAATAGGAACAAATAGGCCATTTGCTGTGGGTAAGCTGTTCCCATGTACTGAAGATTATGCCCTAATGAGTGAATATTTTCTTGGAGTGTTTGCTGCCTGTAATGACGAATTACCTTGTGAACTAGAAGAACTGAAGTCATTAAGTGCGAATATCAGTAAGACCAATGAACGAGATGCTACCGAGCAGTTATATCGTTTGTTGCACAAGCATAGTATTCCGTGCAGAATTAACCTTCACAGCGGTCCCGATTTAACTCTTTACAATGGGTTTTATTTAGTTGAGATAAAGTCAAGATTTCCTAAGAATATGTATCTTCCCTTCATTCAAGTTATCGAGTATCTTAACGAGTATGGGAATGCTAGGTTTGCTCTACTTTTGGAACTATACACTGGAAAATATTACCTTATTGAGAAAGAGAGAAAACATACTCTTGAAAAGTTTAATATAGGTACTGGAATAATAACAGATTGTATAAGGAGTGATTATGTTAAACTTATAATAGAAAGCAGTATATGTTGGCGATGTCCATTGCATCATTTTACTGGACAACTTTGGTGCCACCAGCAGGATTGTCCTGCTTATAAAGCTATAGAGGTGGTAGAAGAGAGGCAAGACTTTGAGCTTAAACTCAACTGGATTTCTGGGAAATTGACTGTAAATCGGAAAGCAGTTCCAATGTAATGAGAAGACAGCTAAAGCATGAGAGACAGGTGTGCGGAATGCTCTTCGACCGAGTATTCGGCCTCGCTTTACTTACCATTTTGCGAGACTCATGCACCTGTCTCTCCACCCAAAATTACTATAAATTAGTATTGTAAGGAGGTAAAAGATGGATATTTTGGAAATAAAAATATCTTTGGACGGAGACAAATGGTGTGCTCTTGTAGGTGAGGATTTGCAAGAAGGCATTGCTGGCTTTGGGGATACACCAATTGATGCTATCAGAGCATTGTGCGATGAACTTGAAACTAATCCGTGGAATCTACAGACACTCACGTTATGGTGAGATAAGGAGGTAACAGATGGGGGAAGTAGATAAGAGTGACGAATTAGAGGAGCGTCGTGAGGCTGAAAGAGATGATGACTTGCTGTATTGGAAACTAGAAGCTATTGCTAGAAAGGACAAGGAGTTTTATGCTGACCAGCAGGAGGTGAAAGATAATGACTAAGGTAATTCAGGTAATTGAGGGCAAACCAAAGATTGAGGATATTGATGCCTCCTTCTACACAGAGAGTCATGATATTCCTATGCTCTGGATTGGGAAGCAGATTATTGATGTAGGTAATGGCTATGGTAGTTGGCCTAGTGATAAAGACGAGCAGCATCTAAGGTGGAAGCTAGACCCTAATAAAACCTATCGAGTGACAATTGAGGAGGTGAAAGATGACTAAGCAGGAAGAGATAAGAGAAGAATTGATACAAATAATATTAAGAATCCGTCAATACCTACTCAATACAGAATTTTGTCCCGAGCCATTTACAGAACCAATGAACCCTAATAAATTACGGGACGGTTTTTCCAAGGAAATATTAGAGTATCTCTATTCTCAAGGTGTAGTGATAAAGGTTGGGGAGTTTGACATTTTAATGGACATTCCAATATACCCAGAAAAAGTTATAGGTGGTGAGTCTCCCTACGAGAAGAGGACTCCGTATATGGAAGGATGGAACGAGGCACTGATAAAAGTAGGCAAGGAGGTGGTTAAGTCGGGACTTGACTTTGTAGCAGTAGCACCATTGATAAAGGAGGCAAAAGATGTCAGAAATAAGGGATAAAGCCAGAGAAAATTTAGAGGATAAACTATGGAAAATATATTCATGGGATTGGCACAGCGACCCTGACCAAGCTATGAAAGATGCTCTAGATGAAATCCTCTCTATCTCTGAGCTAGCCATAGTGGATAGGGTAGCAAAGCCTTTCGAGGGCGGAGAAGTGCCTACTATCTGGAATATGGCATACAGGGCTGCCATGAGGAATATGCTCAAAGATGGCTATGTGAAGGAGGTGATAGATAACTCTCACACCAAATGAGCTGCAACTCCTAAAGCTGCTAGCACAAGGGAGGTCAGACAAGTTGATTGCATTAGAGCTAGGCATAGGAGAGCAAACTGTGAGGAATGAGCTGCACACAATATATCGGAAACTGGGAGTGAGGAACAGGACAGGTGCTGTGGTTAAGGCTATCAGGAGAGGATTGATAACAATATAGGAGGTAAAAATGAATAAATGGTTACTATCACCCGAAGAGAGGTTGCAATTCAATCAAGAAGCCCATAGGCTGGCCAATGACTTAATTCAGAATACAGAGGGAGGTTTCAACAGTGAGGATATCGAGGCTATCTACAATAATGCTGACAGGGCTATGCTACAAGCCCAGGATGCCAAAACCCTCAAGGCAGTAGGGGAATGGCTGGAAAAGGCAATTTCTCCCGACGAGCTATGGGCATGGGAGCCAGATATTGAAACCTTAAAAAGTGGGGAGATGCCACAGGAGGTAAAAGATGGTGCAGAATAGTCTCTATGAACACAACCCAGAAACTAGATGTTGGTTTTATAATGGTGAAATAATTGTAGAATGGGATTCTGTTCTCCTAGTTTATCCTAATTTTTATGGCTATAATAATTTAGAGGAGACAAAAGATGAACACAAATAGAGATAGCAGTTGGAACATTGGTAATACAAACAAAGATAGAGGTTGGAACACTAGAAATGGAGCAGCTGGTGATAGCAACAAATTGAATATAGTGCCTGATGAGTCAGCTGAGAGAGGTAAGAGAATAAAGTGCAAAGCAACAATAGAATTTGGTGATGATTTTGGCGACAATACTTGCACTTTCCACTGTGAGCTTGAAAAAGGACACAAAGGACTTCACAAGGAAACAGGAACTCAATATGGCGTGCCTTATACCTTGACTTGGGGAACGATTGAACCTGAGGAAGCTAGAGAAGTTTCTGCTGAGGGAATAGTGAAAGTGTAGTTAGGACTTACTAGGTAAGTCTATCCTAACTAGGCCTTTGTAATCTTGTGCGAAGACAAAGATATGCCGCTTTTGCTGGTATTCGCTCATCCTATCGTAAATAGGCATAATCTGCCGATATAATTTGGAAACGCTGCTCCGTTCCAAGTCGGCGAAAAGCAGATTTGCGGGCTTGAGAAGCACTAGGTCGGAATCGAGAACATATTTGTCGCTTTGCGCCGAGCTTTGTGAGGAGAATATTAATGTCAGTTTCCGCTTGTGCCGAACCATAGGAATCAGCTTTTCCAGTTGTTGCACTAGTATGTTGTAGTAGTCACGACTTCCCATATACACTGGCAAATCGTCACACAGAAGGGTTGAATATGGTGGAGGCTCAGTATCCAATTGCTCCAGCTTCAGTTCAGTTACCCAGCTTGGGGGTGTTTGCTCTGGGAAAATGGCATAGGTTGGCTTGCCTATAATTTCAGCCAACCTTAATATAGTGACTGTTTTCCCAATGCCCCGCCTCCCTATAACTAGAATCACTGAGCCATCCTTATGCCTCAGTTTGATTATCGGCGCAATCTCGCCAAGCTCAGGAATCTGGGGCTTTTCTTCCTCTCCTTTATCTTTGCCAAACAGATATTGGTAGGCAAGCCCAAGGACAAAGTCTCCGATTGTTGGTTTGGTCATTTTATCTTTTGAGCGATAGTGCTCTCGCTTAATCTTTCTGTTAGTATTCTAACTTGTGTTTTCAGTAGCCTTATTTCCTTTTCTTGCTTCTTTAAGTCTCTCTTCAAATAGCATATAGATAAGTGCTCTGCTTGGATTGGGAATAACTCTAGATTTTCTATTCGGTTATCATCTTTAATACCATTCTTGTGGTGAACAACTTCGTGTTTTTCTAAACACCTGCCTAAGTGTTGTGCTACTATTAGCCTATGTTCACCTACCCAACCACTCTTGTCTGCTATATTGTAAAATGGGTTGTCTGAATAAATATGAATATAAGTATAGTATCCAGGTTTGCTCTTTCTTCCACCTTTCCATCCTGGATGTTTTTCTCCTTTTAGTGGGTACGGATGTTTTTGAAAAGCAAGTTTTGTTGCCTCACTATGGGTTCGTCGAGGTATTTTAAATCTCCACAACCATGTAAATACTGTTCCCTCAACAACACCTTTAAGTTCACCAATTTCTCTAGCTGATAGTTGCTTATCCCAGTAAAGGGAATAGAGTTCACTTTTATCAACTTTAGCCTCAACACCTCTTCTAAGTGTAGCTTGCCTAATATTCTCCTTAGCTATAGCTGATAACTTGTATCCTTTTGGTGGCATTTATTTTCCTTTCCCCTTGAAGATATCAAGGTATGCTTCTGCGGGTACATACTCTACTTTTGGGCCGAATATCGAGTGGTTAACAATCCACTCCCATCCTGTTAGGCCTCCTCTCATCCCACTCCGAAATATAGGGGTAATGAAGAATGCCACCGTTGCAAATACGGCAATTGTCTTCCAAGCATTACCCATATATCTCCAGATACGCTTCCCTGCATCTCTCAACTGCCTCATCTACTGGTAAGTGCAGTTGTGGGTCTGTGGCAAACGAATACATTAACTGCCACAAATTCAAAGGTTCGCCTACATTGGCTTTTCGCCAAATTGGGAAAGAACCTAAGATGAACGCAACAGCCAGGGCTTTCTCACAAGTGAATTTCAACTTAGCGTCTGCTGCGCTTTCGCCTTCTGGGATTTCTCCTCATCTTAGCAATGTGCTTCATCCAAAGCTTCCTCTTTGCTGACTTCGGGGGGCCGATTTTCCCATATTTGACTCTTGGTTTCCTTTTAGCCATGATATACCTCCTTACTAAATAGTTCTTCCTGATACGGACTTAGCTTGCTTAATTCTACCCATTTCTCCTTCATCCGATTTCGCTTCAGTTGCCGAAGTTGCTGGTAGCATACTTCCTTATCATGCTTGCACCATTTATTAGAGGGCAAGTCCAAATACCCTCGTAAAATTACTGCTTCTTGTTTTTTAGTAGTCAGGAAAGGAATTATGCTATCTAGGACATCGCTTATTAGTTGCTTTTTGTATATCCTCCAGCCCCAACAATTCTCTCTTATTTGCATACTACCCTTAGCTATATTGCCTTGTAACCAAGACATAAGTAATGGGTCTCCACACACGAAAATGCAGGGTTTGTAATGTACATGCGTTGCCTCACCATATTTACTAATATAGAGCGAGCCATCAGCATCAGTTACGCCAGCAAGATAAGCCCATTTAGCATCGTTAGTCACTAAATCTACCCTACCTCATAGCCCATTTTAGACATTGTGTTCCTCAGTCTTTACCTTCTCCTCGGCATCTTGCAGCGGACTCTCTTACCCTTGACCTTGCGGAAGTAGTATTTTCGCTTTGCCATTTAATTCACCTCCTGAGATACTTTCTATTACCTTTTACCTTCTGGGCTTCTTTCGTCTGTAACCACGGACGGTAATCCTCTTGCCCTTGCGAACATAGGAATAGCCCTTCACGCCCACTGCTCCTCTACTTCGCTTCCTTTTAGCCATTTTTAACCTCCTATATTTTATTTCCTAACAAGTTATTCTTATGAGATTTTCTATTTGGTCTTTTCCGAGTATAAGCAGGTGAACTTATAGTTACACCACTCTGACGAGTGTAAACACAAGCTCTAACTTTAACTGCTGTTCCTCTCTTATGTCCTTTTCTCTTATGTTGGTGGATTGGTATAACTATTTCAGATTCTTCCTTAGTATATATGGTAGCTAATTTAGATACCTCTTTTGCTTGTTCTGGTATACTCGATTCTGATATTAAGGATAGTTGTTTATTTGCAGAATACATAATTATTCCAAGTTTTGGCAAGAATGGTAAAAATTTATTTAGTTCAGGAATATAGCTATCATCAATAACTAAATACGATTTATAACCATTGATTAACCCCTCTAAACATTGCATTAGACCTTGCCGTAGCTCACTATAGCTAATTAGTTCAGGCTTAATCTCATATACAGACACAATTTCATCATTAAGGAAAGCTAAATCAGGTCTCCAGTGTGAATTAGTTACTCTCACCCTCGTATAATTTTGGCTATTGAGCCAACCTACTAGTGTAAGCTCTACCTCAGAATGTGTTAGTGGCACTAACTTCTCCTAGAACGCCGTTTGCGAAGGTAACTTTTAACATGAATTAGCTTACCTTTTCTACGCATAGTATATTCCTTAATCTTAGTTCTCCGTGCTTTAGCCATTAGCTCACTCCTTCTATGTTTACTTTCATATTTAATGATAACATAACCACTGAGCTATGTCAAATTATACTATGCTTAAATTTTAGCTCGTCTTATAATCTATAACTACAGCCAACCTCTCCTTTTAGCTTCAACAGGACTAACTCCTCTCTTTCTCTTTCCCAAATATAGCTCTCCAGGCAAAAGTGGGTTGCCAGCCTCATTCAGAGGCACACCATTAGAACTCCTGACATAAGCACTAGGATTAGCTACTACTGGTGCAAAGCCAGAAGGCAGCCTGCGCTCCTTTCTAAAGGCTTCTCTCTGTGCTGGAGTCCAGCGCCACCAAATTCCACTGGCGATTCGGGCAAGTCTTGCCTTAGTCGCCTTCGGATAAGAAGCTCTCAGACCTGGCAGCATTTTGGCGAACCATTCACGAGGTGGGCGGGTTTCTTTCCCTTCTGGGTTAGCCATAGCTCTTGCTGGGACTCCAGCTCTTTTGAGGCTTGCACAAGTTTCGTGATAAACTCTGCCTTTGTAGCGAACCCCACCAGCGTGAACGGGTTCTCCGCAATATTCGCATGTTCCATATCCACCAGCTCTTTTCCTAGCTGCCCAAGTTCGCCTTGAGACTTCAGGACGAGTTATGCCATCTAGGTGACCGTATTTAACTGTCCTTGAGCTAGGATTATACTTTACCCAAGCAATAGAACCAGCAGGAATTCTGTGTATAACCTTTAGTTTATATCCTCTACTTTCAAGCTCTTTCTTGAGTTCAGAATACTCTTCTGGTTTAGCTGGTTTCCCTTTATAGTAGTAATCCATAGATGCTTCACCATGTTGCCCTATGTGTTGATATGCCATTACCATACCCCAGTTTACAGGAACATCTGGTAGAAAGGCAGTAATGATATCATTAACCTTCTTAAAAACTACTCTATCCAATTTTGGATTCAATGCTCTTGCCCCATAAAACCTGTAAGCATCTCTTGGTTCTCCTCTCATAGCCCGCCTTGGGTTTCTTCCAATATGTCTAGGTTCTAAACCTATGCTAAAAGCCTCATAGCAACCTTTGTGCCAGGCTTTTCCTTGTGCACTTACTCCCCTAGCCCAAACTGGCTCCTTGCAGAAAAAGCAGATACCTTTATAGGCTCTCTCTCTTCTCCTTCTTTGCCATACAGCTCTAGATATTTTCGCTCTAGCTTCTCCTCGTAATACTGGATTCATTTTTCACCTCCTACATTATTTCTTTCTTAAAACCCAAAGCAACAGCCCAACTCCTCCACCAACACCTAGAACCCACTTCCAGTTAGCTGTTAACCAAGTAGTTATATCGCCAACCTCAAATGGGTTGCCAATCCCACTAACTGGTAGCCGTTCTCCAGTTTCCCCACACTGGCTACATTGTTGGTATTGTGCTTCGTCTGTGACCTGTCTTACTGACATAATTCACCTCCTTAGAATTCTCTTACATCTCGACTAACAAATGCTTTCCTACATTTAGAACACCAGTAATAGGGCATACCATGCTTGCTGAGATGATGCATTTCCATAAGCCTACCACAATGCGGACACTTCGCTCTAGGATTCTTGATACTTTTACTCCTTATCCTCTTCTTCCAAAGAACATACCACTTGCCACTAGGAACAGATGGATGTGGTTGAAACTCGATAGTTATTCGTGTCTTATAACCTTCGTCTGCAAGCTTCTTGGCGTATCTTTCTGCGTCATCTCTTTGGGTATATTCCCAATGTTTTCTAAATCGCTCATGATTGAAAATTCTTGTTTTCATCTGATAAAGCGTCTTAGGTTTTGGATTCCTCATATTACCTCCTCTTGGATTCTTTTTGTCATAATGCCACTCTATAGATTTCTTGGTAGGGCGACCATTACTATAAAAAAATTTATCTAATTCCTTTTCTGTTCCCACTACTGCTCTTTTACCATCTGCTGATATTTCAAAAAATAAACCTTTTTTATCAGCGTATCTATCTGCCTCTTTTACACTATTAAAAAACTTTAATGGATTCTTCACCCCCAGTATCCTCTTGACTGCCATACCTGAAGCAGCTAGGCCTGCCCCAAAGCCCAAACCTGTCACCATTCCTTCAAGCAAGGGGTTTATCTCTTCATCAGTGTATTTGTTGAGAGCTTCCGTAGCTTCGATTAAACTGACTTTATCAGCATGACTTTCAATCTCCTTAGTATAAGTTCTTGCACCTTCAATATAACTTTTGTAATGTTCCAGTTCGTGTCTAACTGTTTGGTAAAATTCGTGAAAAGCTCTTATCTCTGAATATCTCTTTAGCCTTTCAATAAAACTAGGTGAAATGTAAATACAAAGATTCTTAGTACTAAACGCTCCACTTGCTCCAGCTATTTCCTTAAACAAAATAGGAATAGGTTTGAATCCATAGCTCCTATAGAAACTATTAGCTATATCATGAGCTACATTAATTGAACTCACTCCTGTAGTTAACTGTTGTGCAATCATATCATTAGCCCATACTTTTTATAGAATCTCAGTTTCTTTGGGAATGGCCAATCAAGACCTGGAGGTCTAGTTTTTTCTAGCTCTCTAATTACAGATTTAGGAAACTTCCGAATTGTTAGCATCTCAGATGGAGCTAAAATTCTAACTCTTGGTTCTGTAACTACTGGATTCTTTCTATACCATTTCCTAAACTCTGCTGGGTGAGCACGCTGATAATGCCTCCTGAGCCAAGCCATTCTCTCTGGAAACTTAGGATGCAGTAATAGGGATTTTGGGACACAACGACCGCAAATTGAGCAACAAAACCTTTCCAGTGGATTAGCAGTAAAATACGCTCCAGCCTGCCCTCTCCAATATTCGGCAGCTTCAAGGTGGCCAGACTTCAGGTCTCCCCTATACCTTTTTAGCGACTCCAATGCTTCTGGGTGAACTTTAACTGACACTTTAGTTGGATTATAAACCTTAGCTATCTTTCCCATTCCTACCGACCTCCCGTAATAGAATGAACTTTTAATCGGGTCATAACTGTACCTCCTAGATATGTCGTATTGAACATTGGCTAATTTCTTGATTTGGTCTTTTTCAGATTTGGTTAGTGGATTTCCCTTTATAGTTCCCCATTCTATTGCTCTCTTGGCATTTTCCAAGGAACCGTATGTTGCTATATACTTCCCTGATTTGAATACAAGAAATTTGTCTTCTGATTTTACTATTGTATATCCGTAGTATTTATAAATTTTCTCTTTCATAGCCCAAACCTTCTCTTATCAAACTTCTACCGTAATTATTTCAAACGGCATAGGCACATAAGGTTCTAGTTCTCTAATATTAAATTGTCGAATAAGTTCTATAATTTCATCCTCACTTTTATTCATTAGGTTGTGTTCCCATATAATAAGACAATCATAATCAATAGAATGATAAGCATCTATTTTCCCAGGTTCGCTTGCAGTAAATCTGCATCCAGTTACTTCAGCACTATGCCAATAATCACCAAAAAACTCTATAACTTTCCTTTTAGATTTATGAGTAAAATCAGGAATAAAAGTTTTGCCATCAACCTTTAACTGAATTTTGCCGTTACCAGTATATTCATACTCACTAGGGCAAGCTTCATCAATAATTTTGCCAAGCTGTAATTCGGATTTATTAGGTTTATCACGAACTAATCGCAAAAAAGTTCCTATACGCTTCCTTTTATACTCAGGATTTGCCCAAAGTTCCCTTGTCCTTTTATGAGCAGCTTCCACATTTGGTTTCCAGCCAGAAGCAATCAATTCTAACTTCTTAATTGAGACCTTATTTCGTTCCTCAGGATTACTAAACCTCTGTATCGCTGCAATAGATTGCTTTTTCTTTTCTTCCTCAGTTCTAACTCTGTAACTATTATGAGCAGTATTCTTTCGCATTGGAATATCAAAATATCTTAAATAGTAAGCAGCCATACAACCTAACTTTTCATCAATTGCCCTAGTGCTTAATTTTTGGTTAATATACAGTTCTCTCAATAATTCTTCAGTAATACCTTTTTCTCTTAATTGTCTCATTTTTGTGACATGAAAACACTCGGGCATAGCTCGTCTAGGCATCTTATTCTCATCCATAAACTTCCAAATATTAGCTCCTGGGAACATAGCACATATTGTATCCACACTCAACTTATCCTCATAATATAGTTTCGCTATTTTCTCTTTGGTTATACTATAATAACCTAGTTTTTCTTCATATTGTTTTCTAAGTCTTTTAGTATTAGCTTCTCTGTGTTCTTTTGTCCAACTCATTTAACGCTTCCTGTATATATTCCTGTGGCTTGCGAAGTTTCCTTCTACTTATCAAATCTTTATAAATTCTAGGACTCATTGTATCCTTATTAGGATAAGTTGAGAATCCTACTTTGTCCATATACTCGTTGTGATTCCACTTAAAAGCATAATGCCCCCCCAATTCATGAGCTAGGCGTTTATGTCTTTCTTGAGAGCTTTGCTTCATCCACTCTCTCGTAACTGTAATTTTTGGCATTTGTCCGTCTAGAGAAATCCAAATGTCTGGGTATGTTTTCTTAGAGTCTGAAAATTCTAGCTTCAGCATTCGAACACCAAAATATTTCATTCCTTTTCGCAGGAATTTTCTATCTTCTGGGCTTAGTAATTTTGACATCTCACAATCTTTCTGTTATAATACCTATTGCATTTGAAGGCTTCGCCTTCTAAATGCCCTCAAACGGGAGAGCCCTCAGCTTGCTGGGGGTTTTCCTCAATAAAGCAATCATCATTTTTGTTATTAAAATCCTTAATAATTCTGATAAGTTCTTCTTCTGTTTTCTCTTTTAATTCGTGCTCCCATATAACTAGGCAACTGAAACCAAATCCAGCATATCTATTAATTTTATCTTGAGGATTTTCTCCTTCGTGGAAATAATCTCCAAACATCTCAATTACCTTTTTCTGACTATTACAGTTGGTGAAATCAGGATGCAAATTGGCGATTGTTACAGTTCCATCTCCTGTGAATTTATATTGGTTTGGGCAAGCAATATTTATCAAATTCAATAATAAAGATTCTGGTTTATTCGGATGAGAGCATAGTTTACTAAGAACCTTCTTAGAGTATTCTGGGTTTTGCCAATTCTCTTTCTGATGCTTGGATATTTTTGCTGCTCCTTTTATGGCATTTTCTTTTCCAGGCTTTGATATTCCTTTATGAGCTATTCCAATCTTTCGAGAGCGTTCTGTATTTGAGCTTACTAGTTTATTTCTTTCCTCGGTATGATGTTTCCCATAAAATCCGTTTCTTTCCCCTAGCTGTTCTTCCCTATTACTTCTTCTTGGCATATCCCATTCATTCATTTTTTGACTTATAATACTTCCAGATGTTTGCAAGACTTTGGCAAATTTGCACATTGGTAAGCCTAACTCCCAATAATAGTGCTGAATATCTTGCGAAGTAAAATCTCTATTCAGAATGGGTGGTCTACCAAGTGGTTTCTTTTTCTTGTGAGTTATAACTTTACGGGGGATTTCTCTATATTTATTAGTTAAATTGAATGATTCCAATCGAGTTCTTCTAGGTATATTATATCTTTTCATAAAACTCCAAACTGAGTTATCATTCGTTCCATAAAGAAATCCTATATCAGCTAAAGTTAATTCCTGTATCCAGTAAAGATTCTCAACCGTAGCTTTATCTAGCTTAACTTCACGCTTGCCTTCAGATATATTATTACACCATTCAGTAGAACGCATTTTCTTGTTATAAGGTCCTCTTTTTATTTTAATGTTCTGAAGTTTGCTTATATCCTTTCTTGCACATTTCAGCCTTCAATGCCCCTTTCAGTGAATTTCGGACTCGACTTGTCCTCAATGACGAACAATCCCTTGCCATTCTTCCCTGTAGCGAGTATCGGTTTCTCTGGCAGCATCCTGGAACCAGTGTCCCCGAGCTTGTGAATGAAGGTCGTCCTTTTGCGCCTGGAGCTGCCATACGGCTGATATTCTATCGCTGTCAATCTACCAATGGATACAAGCTGTTCTCCCTTGTTCGGAACTCTAACCCTGACTTTTCGCACTTGGGGCGGATTTCCATGAAAAGATTCATAGAGTCCCTTGGGCTTGCCAAAGAGAGTATCAAATATAATAGGGTTTTCTATTGCACCAGTTCTAAGATTTATCCATCCATTTACTTTGTTACCTATAATAACTCTTACCTGTTCACAAGTTCTTGATTTACGACAGTGAGTTATTGCTGCATTTTTATCCTCAAAATCAAGATGGTCATACTTATACTCAAGAAAAGGTTCATCTGGATAGTAGTGATATGCTCGATATTTAATTTTACTTGGATTCATTCTCGCTTTCACTGTTTCTATATGAGGGCAAGTCCTAACTCCTCCTTTCTTGAATATCCAGGCTGGGCAAGAACATAAGAGGTTTCCTTGCTCATCTGCCTTAACAGTATAGGTTTTGCTTGGGTCACTCTTGCTCCTGAAAGTAGTTACTGTTCGATAGACCTTCTTTGGGTTAGCAGTCCTAAATCCACTTTTCCATTCCCTAGCAGCTATCCTCATAGCATCTTGAGGTAAGTAGCCCATACGGACTAATGTCTTGATTCTTTTCTTTATGTAGTCTCGATATGTCATCTAAATTTTTCCTCTAGTAAGCTTGCCAGCCTTGGTCTTGGGGATTGCATTTTTCATCCTCATTACTTTTTTATAGAGAGCTACAGTTGCTTGATGTTCAGCCCTACCTGTAGGGTCGGACACCCAATCACGAGTAATATCAACTGCTGCATCTAGGATATCTATAGCTTCATCCAGTCGTTCTCTTGGGATAAATAATGTATTTCCCTTTATAGTTACCCAATCATAACCCACATCAAAGAAACGGAAAGGAATGACTATATCTCTTTGTTTAGCTGATAAATATACTTTTATAACCTCTGGGGTAACAGGACGAATTGGATTCCTGTAAGCATAGCTCCTAAAGCAACCCTGGCAAACATAAGCTCTCTTGCTGTCAAGCCTAACCTGAACAGCTTCCTCCCATGGAATCCAAGAACCGCAATCTATGCAGACTGGGTTCGCAACTTTCTTGATATAAATAGCCACCATTCTCCTAGCTTTTCTCCCAATGTAGGTAAAGGCTCTGACATTAGGTCTGCCGACCTGTCTGACCCAGAATGCCAACACTCTATCCTTGGCAGAATAAGGGATAGTTTCAATAAGGGAATATCCTTTTATTTTTAACATTCTATAGTCCTGGTGGTTTAATTCCAGACTTTGGGAAAATTCTTACATCACCACTAAATGTTCCAGGTTCTTCAGCATCGAACTCAAAGCTGTGTTCCGATTCATCAGTTTCCACTCCACCTACTGATAAGTAGGTATGTTGGTCTCCTGCTCTATCTATTAGATTCCCGCCAGACCAAACTTCAGCGAGAGTATAATACATTGAACCATAGAACAAACCCTGAACATCTACTGAATAATTAACAGTCATTCTTACAGTATCACCCACCCCATATTCTGATTTATCAAAGGTAATCACTATTGGGTTGTGTAGCTTAAATCCTGCTGCCATATTTACCTCCTATCTCAATTCAAGTCAAGTCCTATTTCATTACTCCATGACTGTTTGGAATCACGAATAACCATCACCTCAACCATAACTCTACCTGGCCCTAGAAAATTACCTATAGTTACATACGTTGGTGGGCCAGTGTCTCTACTAAGGTCTAGAGTTAATTTAGTTGCTGTTGAAGTATCAGGTATAACTGTTATTTCAGGATACCCCACTATGGCTTTACTGAGATGTATCCAAGTGTAGTTACCACTAAGGTTTCTGCCGTTGATGATAATTGTTCCACCTCTCCAACATGGGTCAGGTGTAATTGATTCGATATAGGGTTCTAGTGGAGGAGCTTCAGTAATTTCTATACTAAATGCTCTCCTGCCTAGTTCCTCATTCCAGTCTTTCCAATCATTAGGTACTTCTGTTATACTAACGCTAAAACTTTTTCTCCCCAATTCTTCATTCCAATCTTTCCATTCAGTAGGTGGCGGCTCAGGGTAATGACATATTTCGATATTATCCTCTTCTGTTAGTACCCATTTGCCTTCTACAGAACAAGTGTATAAATCATAATCTTTACACTTGGTATCTCCAGGTTTGCATGGGATAACTCCTTCTTCTTGGAGTAAACGATAGATACCGTAGCCAGCTGCCCCAGCTAAACCAACGACTACTGCAACTTTACCAGCTTCTTCAATTGGTTTCTTTTTAGTTCTTTTAGCCATGTCTTCCCCCGAGTATTTCTGTAAGAAGCTTTATACCGAATATTCCTAATACTCCTATAGCTCCCCATTTTACTATCGTTGCCCAATCTCCAAAAATAGGTTTATCAACATCGCACCTAATGGTATAGATTAGTGCTGCCAGCCCAAGAGTAATTCCGATAGTAATTAAGCCAATGGCAAGCCAATGAGCTTTAATAAAGGCAAGAGCCGCTAATAAGAAAGCTGGGTCAGCTTCACACTCAATGGTAGCCTGCGACCCACTGCCGTAAACATCAATCAAGTCTATGCCATCTGGCATAAATGGCCTAAAAATGTATTCAGCGCCAGGCAAACTAAATGCACTACCTACTGGCAATCTCAAGTCCATTACAAATCGAACTTTAGTTCCTTTGGGTAACTCTATGTCGGTAGTTAAGTCATCGCCCAAAGTTTCGATTCTATCTGATTCTGCTACTGTTACCCAAGCCATTGTCTTTTATCTCCTTTTCTTCTTCTTGCCTAATAGATAACCAACAAACCCACTACCCAGTATAGCTGGTAAAACTAAAGGACTTGCAAAGGCAATAGTTGCAAATGCTTTATCACCAGGAATTGTTTTCCCATCAACCTCCCATATTGTTTCTTCTAGTGGTTTGCCATCAATTAGTATCTGTGCCATTTTTTACCTCCTCAATGTAAATAATAAAAATCCAAGGCTAACTGCACCAATAGCCCAACCCCACCAAGGAATGCCCAACGGCTCCTTTTCCAGTTGCCAACCAATAACTGAACTCACTCCAGTAGCTATCACTGTAGCTGCTATAATTGCTAGAGGGTCGGTTGCCTTCTTAAACTTGATAAACACAATATGAGCTTCCTGCCTGATAGGTTCAGTTAGAATGACTCCTTGATTGCGCAGACTACTCTCAAACTCGTATAGGATATCTTCAGGTATTTTTCTATCAAGGTAAAGACGTAATTCACCTTTATCACCTTCAGCAAATAGGCTTTCAGCTTCAGGTAATTTATCTAATTCTAAACTTTCAGCAACCAATTCCATTTAGTTTACATCTATAAAACTCTACTCATTTGATTATGCCCTTGCTACTATTATATTACCAGCTGTCCACTCTCGCATTGTAGATGTTCTATAAATGTCACCATCATAGTATGAGTATCGTGCTCTGAACAGCAGGATATATTCTCCACTGGGTATTGGGCCTCTTTCAAATCTACTCTCTCCAAATGGGCCAAGGTTTATATCAGCAAGGTCAATACCACCTGACGACAAATCCTCTATCTCAAATCCAGCAATATCACCTGGCCTGCCCCCATACTGGGTTCTCGGAGGTAATGGTTCAGGGTAAATTGCACAGCCAAGAGACCATCCAGAACTAGGACTTCTCGATACAGAAGTGCGGGCATTTAGATATTCAACAGGCGCAATAACTGCAACTGGTTGGAGGGCTGGTATAGCAGTCTCGTTATATATGTTCCAAGTTAGGCAAATGGGGCATGTCTTGACTGCCACCAACCTATCACTCCCAGGATGTTCATTTTGCTCCTCTGCTTGCGCTTCTATCCAATCTTCAATGAATACTTCTGCCTCGTGTGTCCACCATGGCATGACATAACCACACTTCTGGCAGACAACATCATATCTAGTTGTGCTCCCCGCAGTTAGTTCAAGAGAAACATTGGTTAGCTCAATGCCTGTATTAACAAGATACTTTTCATATCTTATAATATGTTCCTCGTCACAACTAATCCAGTTTTGTGTTCCAGGGTGTGTCAAGCAGTATTCTATTTCTGGGTATATATCATAAACAATCGTGATGGGAGTTTGCTCAATAGTTATCTCACTTGGCACTTCTGGTGGGAATGCTTCCACCGTCATTGACAAACCATCAATCTCAATATCATAGAAGCCAGGAGTAGGAGGAGTATAAGTAAAGGTTACAGTGGTTCCTGCTGGCCATATATCCACTCTAACTAGAGTAACTTGTTGACTATCTATAACTTCACCATTTACAGTCAAAGCAACAGTTCTAGACACTTCTTCACCAACTGGAGCTATTTGTAGCATAGCAGTACAACTAATCTGGATAGGTGTACCTGCCGTGAATACTGGCGGCTCTACATTCAAGTGACTTAGCTCAATGACAAATTCAGCGGTTTCCAAAACCATTTCGACGCTTCCTAAATCCTTTATCTGCCCTGCCGTTAGTGTTAAATTGACAGGACTATCCCTGTAGCCATCTACGCTTATTACACTGTAATATCCTGGAGTAATATTCTCTATAATGAAAAGGCCAAGTAAATCACTGACTCCACTGCTTCTAACACCGTCAAGGTATACATACTTACCAGCGATTGCAGTCTTGCCACCTGTAGCTACATTCAGTTCCTTTATTGCTCCTGTCACAGTTGCTGGTACTGAAGCTAACGATACGTTTAATTCCTTTGCTTTACCTGCAGTTAATATTATTGACATATTTACCTCCTAAGAGTAGTTTCTCTCTTTCCAGTTTTCAAGTAATTGGGATTTATGCCCACTACAGAAGTAAAGTTTCATTCCCTGATTTACCCAATCTGTATAACTTAATGTGGGCTGAGCCATAACGCATGGTAAATTAGTACAGTGGCCTAACCCAAATAGGTGAGCCATCTCATGACTAAAGATACAACTGATAGCATAATCCTCGCCTTCCATTCCCCTCACATCTAACTCTGTCTTCAAACCACGAATTACTATAGTGTGTAAACCAGGGTAAGCAAGTAAGCCACTATGAAGGTTATCCTCAGTAATAATAACACACAAGTCCACATCATTATAGCCTTCTAAATTCTTTAGTACTCCATACATAACAGACTTGTTATGAAAGTCATAGCCTTCTGCCGGTACTTCATGCTTTATAACAAATTCTATCGGCATTTCACCATCGCAGTAATTAGCTAACAAATTCGCCTTGTAACCAACAATCCACCTACACCATTCATTCCAATTATCATGCCAGACATAAATGTCGCTACTTCCTTCAAATCCCTCAAGGTAGAAATAATAAATACCCAATGTGTAAGTTTGGAGAGATGGTTTATAGACAGCACTAAATTGGACAAAGTCATAAATGTCAATAACACCATTATCGTCAAAATCGCCTATGGGATTGTAATTGGCGTCTCCTAACTTCGAGCCATAGCATTCTCTAAAGGCTATCCAGTCAGCCTCACCAATAGAACCATCACCATCAAAATCACCCTTTCTCTCTATTTCTGCAAGGGTTAAGATGGCATCTAACTTTCTTGGTTGTCCCTCTGTTAATTTTATTGCCATAACTCATCAGACTTCTTTTGTATCGTAATCTGGATGACTAAACCTAATAGTGTAAGTCCCTGCAGGAATATTAGTTATCTGGTAGCTACCATTAGAAATAGTATAGTCAGATAAACCCGTTCCCACAACTTCGACCAACGCTCCACTTATTGCATAGCCAGACCCAGCTTCAGTTACTGTTCCATATAAAGTCGCTGGTTCTGGTGGAACATAAACTGGAGTTAGACTGATATCTAGCTTCTTTGTTTGTCCTTCACTTAATGTTATCGACATAATTTATCTCCCTTTAGTATGTATTTACTTCCCAGAAATCAGTTTCATAAACATCAGCAGCGGCAAGTTTATCAGCTCTAGACCGCCAGAATCTGAGATGCAGTGCAGAAACCAAGTATGTTCCGCCTAATTCACGTTCACGCCAAATGTAGGCATCATATTGTGGATTCCCTTCATAGATAGGGTGCCAAACTCCATCCCACTCGACCTCAAGTTGCATTAGACTTGTATAATTACTAGGCATAACTAAGTATCTGACTTTACTGCAAAGTAGTGGTGTAGGGATTAACTCAAGCCAACCACTCCAGTTAGGCCCATAAATTATATTACACATTGCAAATGTTTGTTCATCACCATCGTAAGCAGCTTCTGGAGGCCAGTTTGGATAACTACTCCAATCATTTTGGGGGTCGTTATATATTGTAGGTTTTACCCATCGAGCTTCTTTGATTGGTGTTAAAGAAACATCAACTCTTTTTGTTTTTCCTTCTTCTAATACTACTGTCATTTACATCACCTTCTCTTCATATCGTCCTAGTGGGTCGGTGAATGTCACAGTATAAGCACCTGGTGGAATGTTCTCTATCCTATAAGTCCCATCTAGGGCAGTAGTTCCAGGATAGCTATCACAGTTAACTGATATTCCTTCAATTGGACTCCCAGTTGTCTTATCAGTAACAGTTCCATAGAGAATAGCAGTTCCAGGTATTATAGGACATCGTACTTCATCATTTGGTACAATAACATCCCACTTGGTTCCCTCTGGATTGCATCTACACCAGTTAAGTCCTATGCACTTTTCGTCCCCTGGAGTGCATATAGCTACTGACGGCTTGAGATACTTGTAAGCAACATATCCACCAACTGCTGCTACTCCAACACTTAATGCGACCTTTTGTTCCTTTGTTAGCTTTACCATGTTTCACCTCCGTTGATATTTTCTCATCTTTAACAACTTACTTTTTTGTCAACTCAATGTAGGTATGGACTGTTCCTTCTAGTTTAGCCAGGTTAACACTGACTTCAGATACCTTTCCCACTAGACCGTCTACCTTTTCCACTAGGCCGTCATCAACTTTTCCTTCTAAGTTTTTAACTTTTTGAGTCAGCCCACCATAGGTATATACCTTGGTGTAAACCCATCCGAAGACATTCAGTAGTGTGACACCACCTAGTGCTATCCAACTTGTTAAGTCCATTGTATTGCCTCCTTATAGCTTTTATCCAGTCCTAATTTTTGGGTTACATTAGAAAATCTATTGGCTATAGTTGTCGTGTTGCTTCCTGCAAAAAGCAAGCCCACAACCATGTTATCTTCAGTTAAAATTATTGAACCGCTGTCTCCACCCTCTGAAACAGGCCCCATAACGAATTGGTCAGTAAATATCGCAGTTTCGCCATTCATACCAACATTGACGGTAGCATCGACCGCTGTTATTTCACCGTGAGTTAAACCAGTTGTCCGCCCGGATTTCTTAATCTTCATTCCAACTTCTGGCCCAATTACCTCTTTGGGTAATCCAACTTCTAGAATTGAACTCAGTATATTCTTAGCATTATTGGGTTTGGCTAGGGCGCAGTCAACCAAATTGTCATTATCAGCCATAGGAAATAATCTTGTCCTTCTGCCAAATGCCTTAGCGGTAAAGTTAAATATCTTGGCGATAAAGTTAGCGGCTGGGCAGAAGCTGGACATCCACATATTGATAGGAACAAATTCAGCCAATTTCCCTATTTCGCAGTCGCCCATCTCCGTTGTAATATCATAGGGGCCTGGCTGCAGAATGGCATCTCCTATCTGCCCTTTGTTGCAGGCAGCGAGCACATGATTATTTGATAAAATATACTTTTCACCATTCTTTTTAACAGTCATGCCCAAGGTTCCAGCAGTTATATCTTTATGTCCAATGGAAACACCACCTGGAGCTGGCCTCCACTTATCAGTTCTTTCCTTGTCAGCATCCAGCAGCCTTATCTCGCCTACCTCAACTATGTCTGTTTCCTTTCCCTTTATCTTCCTTGGGACAATATCCCGTTTCCTTAATAGCTCTAAAGGCAGCTTCTTAACTACACCGATGACTATGGCATCTCTGCCAGTGTCTACTCCACTGGTTATCTTTTTCCCTCTACCAACGAGAACCACATTGCTTTTTCTGAGTAGCTTTTTATCCCAATTCATAATATACCTCCAAATTCAAGCTCAAACATTTTTTATCGGGCAAGGCACAAAATCCCACCACTTTGTAAGTGGGAGAAAGGAGGAAGCGGATGAAAAACCCAAAGCCTGGCGACTTCAGGAAAAGACCGCCTGTGCCTTGCCCGCTCACTTCGTCTCCTTAAATTGCAACATAATATTCTCATCGCCCTTATCAGAATATGTTATCTCCTGCTTACATACCATACAGTATATCCTGTAACCTTTCACAATAAAAGGTTGGTATTCACGGCAATTCGGACACCACGCCTTTCTTTCTGCCAACTTACCTTCTTAGTTTTCTAATCTTGAGTGTTACTAGTGTTCCACCTACGCCTGCAATTGCTCCTATGATACCTATTATAGCGTAGAGCAGTTTTGACCCTTCAGGCTGTGTGTAGGAAACAGCTATGCCCAAGAGTGTCAAGCAGACTATTGCTACTACTAAAACTACTTCACTTCTCATGTCACTCCTTTTACTTCATTTTGTTAATCCCAAGTGCGCCATCAAAGATAGATGCTTTTGGCTCATGACCTTTCCCAACTCCCACATGGTCGCCTTGGTCTACCACCGTTCCAGCATCATAATCTACTTTGAGAGCATGGCCTATTCGGTCTACGAATGTTATGTAAGCGGTCTGGTACATTGGTGGATACCCCAAATCTCCAGCACAAAAGATATGCCCATTCTGAGGTTCGAGAATATACCAGCTAGTCAGGTCATGCCAATCGCCACCCACATAAAATATGTTGTAGGCATGATTGCCTTTGCTCACTGAATCTCCACGAAGAATACATCCAGCACCCAATCCCTTGTAAGATGCCATTGCTGTGTCGGCGGAGAATCCACCACACATCATATCGTGGTATTCTGAAATCTTAGTCCAAGAGCCAGCATTCCCCTCAAACTCATCAATTCCATCTATCTTGAGCTTGATTAGATATAGTGGTATATCCTCCGTGTGTGGAAAGTGTGGTTCTTTGTAGGTCATATCTATTCCATACTCAGTCCTTATGTTGCTGCGAATTACTCCTAAGTCCTTACCACCAGCAATACCATCACCATCCTCGTCATAGTCCACTTCTTCGATGGGAAGATAAGGTGCTGATTGGTCAATGAAAGGCAAGTGGAGTATCTTCTGGTAGGTCTTGCCATAGACTTTAGCAAACAGAACAAAATCAAATATATTTACCTTCCCATCATTGTTGAAATCTGCCCTTGAATCAAACTTCTTGTCTCCCTTCTTGGAGTTATAGCAAGAGGCAAACCTCACAAAATCATGAATGCCTATCTTGCCATCGTTGTCAAAGTCGCCCTTCATGCTACTCCTTGCTTTCCTCTTTTGCCATTATCATGTCATAATGCCAGTGAATACACCTAAGCTCATTGAGTATTAAAACCAGAGCTGCCTCCATTTCAGGTATCCTCTGAGTCTGGGCGTAGCCCTCAATAGCACCACGTGTTCCCTCTATGATCTCAATCATAGTCTTAGGGTGTTCTATTTCTTTCTTTCCGTTTACCATTTTATCCTCCTATGCCTTTTGAATAAAGATTACTTCATAATACGCTGGTCTTCCCTCATCTGTGCTCCAAGGATTATGTGTATGGTCGCCAGGGTCACTTAATGTTGTATGAGTATGAGCATTCTCGCTATTATAAGTATGTGAGTGATTACCAGCAGCCAATTGCGAAGTTGGATAATTAGCACCACCTCCTGCTGCCTCAAAGTTAGTTGTGGTATGTGTATGGTTTCCTAAGGTGTTCGTAGCAGCGTGTTGATGTGCTCCAGCCGAAGTCTGTGAATGTGCTGAATGAGCACCAGCATTTTGGTCGGTATGAGTGTGGGTATCAGAGCCTCCTCCCCCACCAGGGTCAACTCCTGCATTTGAACCTCTAAGGAACTTACTCAGCATATTGGGTCTGGTATCGCCACCATCACACTGATTATATCCTACAGGGATATTTGCCAAAAGACCTGTCCATACCACGATGCCATTTGCAGGAATTGATGTTGCTCCTCCATCGTTAATGATATATGCCACATCATAATAAGCAGGGAGAGAGGAGGCAACAACTACAGTGTGAGCGTGGCTACCATCATCACCCATAGGATTATGATTGTGGGTATCTATAGTATTACTATTAGCATGAGTATGGTCTCCAGCATGAGTATCAGTTTGTAGTAGTATAGTGGTATCTGTCCCGATTAGACCATACTCGTCATTATGGGTATGCGTCCAGGTAAAGGCACTAAATGTATGGAAATGGGCAGCGGCATTATCCATCGTGTGGCTATGAGCAGCTTGGGCAGTCTCAGTATGTAAATGTGTTGCTGTTCCACCAGTCGTGCCAGGTTCAGTGACATTTGTATTAACCCCTCTAATAAAGCGAGAGCGTAAGTCTGGTCTTCCATCACCACTATCACAAAGCGACCAGCCAGCAGGTATAGCAGCTAATGTTCCTGCCCAAATAATTATTAAATTGGCTGCCACTGCTGCACCAGCACCTGCCTGTATAAAAGCTACTTCATAATAAGGAGGACGACCATCATCAGTGCTCAAGAGATGAGTGTGGTCGAGAGTTGCATCCATCGTGTGTGAATGCACTGCTGAATTTGTTGTGTGCTGATGTGCACCAGCACCATCACCATTAAATCTAGTTGAGCCATCACTAGCTACTCCAGTAGTAGCAGTCCTATGTACGTGAACGCCTGCACTAACTACTACATGAGTATGAGACTGGTCTGCAGTAGTATGAGTATGTGCTCCTGCAGCAGTCATAGTAGCATGGGTATGAGTATCTGCTCCACCAGTAGTTCCTGCTTCAGTAGCAGCAGGTGCACCTCTTATAAACCTTGCAACGAGATTGGGTGTAGTACCACCACCGTCACAGAGAGTCCAGTTTGCAGGAATATTACCAAGCGTACCACTCCACATAACAACAACTTCTTGTGCTAGAGGAATAGCCCATATTACCCCTTTTACCTTAGCTATATTGGCTGCAAGCACTCCCATTATTTTGGCTGGATTAGTCACACCACTTATTTTAGCCATTAAGCAATCTCCACAAGTTCCAGTGAAGGATTAAAATAAATTATATGAACTCCAATTATGCACTTACCAAGACACTGCACCTGCTCGCCACTATCCGCAGGTAATACATTATCAAAAGCACCAGCAACAGTATCACTCACATAGAGCATATCGCCAAGAGTAAAGGTAAGTATGGTATCCTCTCGGAAGAAACCAATAAGTAGAAATTCCCCCCAAGCATCAGCAGCAAGTGTGGCCTCACAAGCCATGGCTATGGCAGGCATCGTACCCGCTGCATTGGACTGAGCTAACCACAGTTTACCATCGTTCTTCACATAGACAAGCTCGGTTCTGGTTATTATTTCACCAGCCTGTAATGTAGCAGTAAGCCCCGACCAGGTTTGGTCAGAAGTAAGGTTTGCGATTAGGTTTATGTTCATGCCTGAAGCTAAGTCAAGGCCAGCAGCTTCACAGGCTGATACTGCCCCAGCAGCAGTTACTAAAGCTCCTATCTTCATTATCTACTCTACTCCTTCACATATCATACTTTAGGCATATATCAATGACTATCACCCCAGCCACATAGCCAGCAGCACCAACATTGGCTGTCCTGCTCAAGGTTACGGAGACATTATCCCCGTAAGCAATTGGGCAGGTGGCGTGGTCGTAATCCAGGACTATTGGCACCATATGGAAGCTGCCAGCGCCATTATAGGCCTCGATATTATGATTTACTCCTGGAGTCTGTGTTGCAGCAGTATCCACATCCTCGTGGTCGGCAACGCTTATTATCGATGTCTCCCAGTCTATCAGGTCATTGGCAGTCTCATCCGCATCAAGCACGCAGTGGAGTATAAGTTCAAGGTCACTCTCACCATTCCAACCTTTAGGAATGCAGAATTGGACATAGAGGATTTCCGCATCAGCGGAGAATAAGAAGCCAGCAACCCCATTGCGCACGGCTGCCACAGGTGACGCAACGCCCTTCCTGAAGTTCTCCATTGGGAGCCTTTCTGTTACGCCTTCCAATTTCCAGTCTCCCACTTTCATTTTAATCCCACGGGCTTATTATGTAGGCGTCAATGACCCCATTGCTGTCATCGGTAGCGTATGCCTCAAGTGCCAATGCGAATCCCTGGTCACCAGCGGCAGCCTTCATAGCTATACAAGCAGTGGTAAATGCCCCCAGTATGTCGTCAATGGCAATGTCAATAGTTCCGTTAACCTTGAGTACAGCCGTGAAACCCTTTACCAGCACATAGCCACTGGCATCATCCTCAATCGTTTCGGCGACCATGCCGTAAACCTTGTCATCTCCTTGCGTGACTGTTGTGGTAAACTCGACTGCTGTCGCTATCCCCTTAATGATTACCACATCACCAGCCACTCTCTGGGAGCCAGAAGTGTTTTTGACATGGATGTAATGCTTATACTGGATTACATCAATCTCACGGTTGTCGTCTTGGACTATTGTCAGAGTCCCAGCGTCATTGAAGTTGGCTGTCTTGCCTGCATCGTGGAGGTCATTGCCCTGGATGATGTTCTTATCGCTGGCAACATCCGATATGTTAATTCCATACCTTGGCTTATTTCCAAGAGCACCTTGCCTGCATACATTATTAGCGATGAGGTTGTAGTCGCTACCACCAAGGAAAATATTATCATATGTATTATCTGCTGCCTGCGAATTCTCAAGACAGGTATTCCCTATGATGGTGTTGCTGTTGCTGTCGACGAGATAAATCCCGTAGCTATTCTCCTGACAAGTGTTGCCAATAATAGTGTTGTTACCGTTGATGAAAAAGTAAATTCCCACCCCGTCATTCCCCTGACAAGTGTTGCCACTAATAGTATTGTTATTGCTATTGGTAGGACAAATTCCACGGTTGTTCTCCTGACAGATATTGTTCACTATCTGGTTGAAGTCTGAATTGTCGAGATAAACACCACTATAATAATCGCTGCCGTTATGCCTTCTTGAGTAGACATTTTGGATAAGGGAGTAGTCTACATACTCGAAGTAGATTCCACAGTTGCTTACCCTCCCAACACCACCATCAATTTGCAAGTCAGCAATGACTATATGCACCTTCTCAGTACCAGCACCACCCACAGCACTAAGGAACACAAGGTCAGCAGTAGAAGTAGTCAGGATAGTATTCCTACCGCACCCTCTGAGGGTTTGGTAAGAGTCAAGGTCAATTTGGACTTCACAGTTGTAAGTTCCATCAAGCAGGAATACCTCCCCACCAGTAGCAGGGAGGGCATCCAGGGCTTCCTGAATAGCCAAATGGTCATTTACGCCTGTGCATACTAGGTTAGCCGCACTCTTATTCAAGCTATCACTGGCAGCTATCACCAGTGTGGCAGTCATTGCGCCTTTGTTCTCAATTGTCATATTACATCTCCGCCTTCACTGAATGTCCGTCACTGCATTTTATTGCTATACTATTTCCGCTGCTATTCTTGCCCAGAGACAGTGTTGACTTGCCATTCTGCATCAGCTTAACACCGTTATCATTCCTAATAACTTGTGCTGTTAGCTTATGGCATACAGGGCAAAATATCATTTTGTTGGTAGCCAATTTAATCCTCTGCACCTTTCAGAACTGCTTCCTTTATCAATAGGATTTGGTTACTGATACAATATGTGCCTTTCTTTATAGGCATAGTAATTGTAGGAATAGGCATACCGTATTTACGGTGTATCTCCCGTATATCTAGTTGGCACTGGTTAAGGTCTTCTACTCTTACCTCATAATTCTTGCCCATTTCACCTCCTTTGTTTTAGACATATTGCAACCTCAATCCTAATAAATAACAATTAGCATCAACAGTATCAAGAGCATCACTGGCTTCTCTGGTAAATGTCATACCAACCAGGTCACCAGCAGCTATAGGGTCTAATGCACCACTCACATCAATGCAGTTAATATCATTAATAGTTACTGCTACTTGCCCAGCAGCTATGGTATCCGTGTGGTTATTGTAATTTTCACCAGTGCAAACTTTACCCCAATTAGCAGTAAATGTTCTCCTTAAATTACCTGCGCCACCTGGCACTATCATCACTTGGGCTCTTACAAGCTCTGTGAAATTGTTTGGGATATAGAACTCAAACCTGCTCATCACATCTATGCCATCAGTCAACAACTCGGCAGGATGAGTCCCTATGCTAGAGCTGGGGTTGGGCACTGGGACAAAGATATAAGGAAGAACTGTAGTGGTTCCACTATCAAGAATCTGGCCAGTGACATTAGCCAGTAGTTTGTTGTTCTCGACCACATTATTGATACAGCTTGCGGCAACTATCTCAATGCCATAATCATCATTTACATCGCAGTAGTTATCCTTAATTAGACAGTCACTGTTGTTAGCCATAAGAGCAATACCACTTCCCATACCCTTGTAGCAACGATTACCTATAATTTGCGCCTCGTTAGCTCCATCTTCAAGCTGGATACCATCTTCTTGCCTTGTGCCATCGCCTGAGCAGAAGTTACTATTTATCTGGCATCTATCCGCACCACTACTAAGGTTGATTCCATGGTAAGTACCAGCAACAAGATAGCTGTTCTGGTAGCAGTAATTATCGTTTATGCTACACTCGACACCATCGGTATTTATGCCATGCTGAGTATTCTGGTGGCAGATATTATTATTGAGGGAGTTTCTACTACCACCATTACGGATTCCATCAAGAGAACTGGTACAACAATGATTCCCTTCTACTATATTATCTTCCGAAGCACCATCTAGGTAAATACCACTTGAAGCATTACCATAGCAGTTATTACCTGAAATAATACATCTGATGGAAGTAGATAATTCTATACCATCGTCACCGTTGCCATAGCAGGTATTGTCAGTTATGCCACAGTAGTTAGAAGTACCAAGCAGAATGCCCTCTGCGATTGAAGCAAGGCACAAATTACCGCTTATCTCAGAATTGCTCGTGTCTAGTAGCTGTATCGCACGGTCACCGGCCTGATAGATGATGTTATCAGCTATAGTGCAATAGTTTTGATTCCCGGTATTGCCAAAGAAAATTCCAGTGCTACCTGTGCCGACAATAGTGTTGAGGGTTATCTGTGCTCGCAATAGTGCGTTGGCACCATCCATATCGGCATATATGCCATGGACATCGGCATCCTCTATCGTAACATCGTGAATGGATAGGTCGTAAATTGTAGTGCCCTCAATGTGGATGGCATCACTATCGCTGTTTACAATGACAATCTCTTCAATATGGCAATTGTTAGAGCCGTCCTCGATAAATATGCAGTGACAGACCTTCCCACCACCATCCTCGGTCTGTATAGCTAGATTCTTAACGATGCAATCAGCTACACTTGAAATGACAATGCCGTGCTCGCCAGTAGCAAGCCCATCTCCATCTATGAAAGTGGAGCGACCTTGGCCCTCTAAAGTGATATTATTTGCTGGAATGATGATAGGGTTAGCTAGATTGAAAGTGCCCTCGGATAGAATTACCCTTCCTTCACTGGCAGGGAGAGCATTAAGAGCTAGGTTGATTTGAACATCATCTGCCACTCCATCGCAAAGGAAATCAGCTTGTGCCCTTGACCTGTCAAGAGCATTATTTGCGGCAACAAATAGCGTAGCTACTCTCGGAGGCAGCCACATTCCTTGAGGAACACTTTCTCCTGGCATATCATCTCCTTATTGGGTAGCAGCAACTATCTCCTGTAATCTCAAAACTTGGCAGGTCGTATTAATCGAATAAACATAATTTATAGTATCACCAGCTGAAACTAGCAAATCAAAGAAAAATAACGACCCTGCTGTTAATACAACCCCATGATTAAAAGCTAAAGTTTGCGTATTTCCGCCACGAATAATCGTTGCTGAAAAAACTCCAGCTCCCAAAAAGCCAACTTGCACCCTGAAAAGGCATGGTGTATTAAGTGGGGCAATAGCTGCACCTAGAATGGCAACGCCCCCAACTACAGCTACGTTATGTACTTCAGCCCGAGCCAGTGGGCTAAGTGGGCTGGCTACTCTTTTTATCGAGTAAGTATCACCTGCAACAACCGCTGCAGGTAAGGGATTGGTGGCAAAATTCAGGGTGTTAGCAGCATTGGAATCAAGCTCTCTGGTGTATGAAATGCCGGTAGAAATGTCCAGTATCTCGACCATAGCATCTTCCCATATATTAACCTGCCAGCCTTTGGTAGTATCAATAAGGGTGCTGATAGTTCCACCAGTAGCTACGCCAGAATCAATGGCAGTATCAGCCACAGTAACAAAAAGACTCCCATCTGGCCCAACTCTAACTGGTATCCAAGTTACTCCTGTTGCTGGTGTTTCACATCCCCAAATCTTTACTCCTGGCATTTCAATCTCCTTTATTCCACTGGATTAGCTGGCTCATTCTGAGTGATGATAGCACTATCCACGTATGCTGTTGACACATTATCACTGTTATTGGTTATTGCGAAAGACATATAAAGGTATGGTGGGACAGGAGACCCAAAAGACTGAATAGCTATACCTGACATATCAAAAGCTGTATTATTGATTATAAACCTTACATACTCATCTTTAGTAAAGTCTATCACCAGTTTCATGACATTAAATACATCATCATATGTGGTAACAGTCCCTTCCAATGGTACATAGACTCCTCCAGAGTTGCGATACCAGCACAAGTCAGAGACTCTATCGTAGTGAACACTACCAAAGTGTTGTAGGACACCATCATACAGTATGATATTCATGTGGACTCTAGATAGGAAGTGGTCGTGCTGAGTAGCAATCTCAAATCCTATCTTACTAAGAACAGGGTAAGCACATCGCTTTGCTATCTGGTAGGAATAACCTTCAAGGTCATTTGTGTAAAGTTTAAGACAAAAACCTCCATGAAGTGCATGATTGCCTTCCCAGGCGATACCTCCTCCAGCACCTCCAGTAGGTTCCCATTTAAGTATTCCATCTTCAAAGCTATCTAAGAAGATGATATTGCCCCTGCGGTCAAACGTATCTATGCTCTTTAGTCTAGCAGCCAGCTCGCCTACATCAGTTGAGGTGTAAACTGGGCCAACAGCCACCTGCCCTGTAGGCTGTGGCTGGGCATAGTCGGGAAGTCCATAGCCTCTTGTTCTTACTGTGTAAGTTTCTATTACTGCCATCTTAATTTCCCTCTATTGTGACAATACACGATACTGTATGAGCAGCAGCACCATCGTGATTATCCATTATGCACCAAACAGCCTCTTCCCGCTTGCACATCTCAGAAGTGGGGAAAGTAGGGCAAGCGTCGTTAAGGGCAATAAAGCCAGAGATGGGGCATATTTGCTTATATCCATGCCCAAAGGCCATATCCACATTCCCGTTACAGTTTAAGGGAAAGTGCATTGTGACTGATGTTATGGCACCGTCAAGCGGCACCATATCCTCAAGTCTTACTCCCTGATTTATCGCTAATGTCTGTTGAAAAACTATTTGCTGTGTTTGTAACGGCATAATGTATCCTACCTCCTTTAGCTCACGGAGCAAGCTACCAAGTGATTCGACTGGGGCTTGAATGGCAAGAAGTTGCTTGACAGCAAAGTCCAACCGTTCATCAGCCCCAGTCAGATTGTCTCCAATCGACTCAAGCCAGCTAACATTCTGCTTGAGGTAGTTCTCGTACTCCTCGTAAGAAGCCATTTGCTACCTCCTTTAGCCTATGTCGTCAACTTCTATGAGCACATCCATTGTTGTGCCAACACCAGCGTTGGCAGACCTAGCATAGATGTTGCTCTGGAACTCATACTGAGGAATCTCCCACTCACTAAGCTGCTCATCAAAAGGAGTAAGGATGTAAATTTCAGGCATCCTCGGAGTCCATACAGCAGCAATAACCTCGCCAAAAATCACTGTGTCATTGGCTCCAGTGTTGTTCATCAGCATGATTTTCTTGATTTTGGCAGTTCTGCCTTGACTGAGTGTGTAGATTAAGGCCTCATTTCCTGCTCCTGCGGCAGCAATGCTTACAAGCTGGGAAGTTTTTCTAACATGCGTTATTTCTTCCATTTAATCATTACCTCCTTAGAATCCTCCGCTCGATGCGAATGTGATTGGACCCAGTACTTTCCTCGCTTCTGTTGCAGTGTGGAATGTCCTGAGAGAAGCACTGTCTAGGGCATACCTATAGCCAAAGAAAGCCACTCTCGATTGCACTAGAGCAACAGCAGTCGGGTTGAAGATGTTTATGAACGGGTTGCTGCTGGTCAGAATCACAACCTCAGTCGAGTGCAGGGACGGGTCAACTTGCATGGTGAATATGTCCGCCCTGGCTGTCTGTCTGGCGGTCATGAACCTGGTGTCAGCGTTGCCGATGAAGAACAGCACCTCAATATCATCCAGCGGGTAGAACCTGAGCTGCATAGCTTCAGGCGGGGTTAGTCGTTGCTGTAATGTTGCAGCAGTGTCAGTGGCTCCAGTCCATGCCCCAGCAGCTACAGGACCAAAGTTGAAGACGAACTGTCGTGAGCGAGGGATGGGCTCGTAGTGGTTGACCTTGTAGCACTGCCACTGGGTAAGGAGCCAGATGCCAATCCACTCATCGACCAATGCGAGTGGAGCTATTGGCCCTGGTCTTGCGTAATACCTTTCTTCGTTTGCCATTATTATAACCTCCTATCTAATCTTCTCTGAGATTATTTTATTCTCCTAATTATTAAAACCTCTACCAATTACAGGACGAGTTTGGTCTAAACTCTTTGCCATAGCTTGCCCATAGCGTGGTCTGTGCGTATCGCCACCAGGAAAGGTATAGCCACCTTTTTCCTTGTTAAGAGTCTGTAGCACCTTATCTCTACCTGTTTCTGATATAGTGAAGCTAGCAAGTGAGAACCTTCGTCTCATTACTTGCCCACAGCTACACCCCTGCTCCCTACCTGCTTCACTAAAAGGGAGCATTATCTCCTTTTCAGCTCCACATTCGCACTCAAACTCATAGATTGGCATTTTATTCCCTTCTTATGGTTAAGCTGGACCAGCACTTAAAGCAGGGCCAGCATAATTGCCACACCATCCATTCGCTTCAGCTCCAGCAACCCCACTATCATCATTATATGGGTTTACGGCACAGGCAGCTCCAGTTATCCCTGCTAGGTTACCATGAACCCAGTTGTTGGTAGATGTTGCATCAAGGTTTACCGCCCATCCTGCCAGCGCCAAGCCATCAGCGAAAGCTGAGAAGAACTGATTACCAAAGATGCCGACACCAAAACTACCAGCGAAGGGGGTAATACATCCCACTCCTGGATTACGGAATATGTTGTTGAATATTAATCCAGTGTTAAAGTAAGCAGTAATGGCAATATTGGTGAAATTAGGACCAAAGTAGTTGTTGTTTATAGACGGGTATATCAACGCACCACCACCAGTAAAGCCAATACAATCCGTACAAGAATAGTTCCAACCTAATGTACAATGATGAAGATGGAGCCTATTGCATTGGCCGGTCGGGTCTACGGCCATAGCAGAGCCGTCATTGCCCAAGTTAAATCCAGCAAGCTCAAAGTCAGTAGCATTATCTGTGAGTTCAATGGAAGCAAGTACGCCCCCATCTATATCGTTACCATTGTCGAAATTACCCCCACCCAGAGAAATAATGTGGAGGTCCTCAATATCAATAGTAAGCGGAGGGGCAGTTAATGTCCAGAAGTCCTGTACGAATATGTAGTCACCTCTCTGGTGTTCACACAATAAGTATGCTGTTTCAAGGTCAGCTACTGGGAATTGCGGGTCAGTACCCTCGTTGCTGTTATTACCGTGGCGACAATCGACATAGAATATCTTGCCACCCTGAGGATTTATTCCCTTAGATTGGTCAAAAGACTTTAAAGTTAAACTACCTAGAAGGTCAAACATTTTATTATCCTCCTTATATTCCTACTGGTTCTATTACTTGGTTGCCACGATAGTTCATTGCCCAAGCATTCTGGGTGTTACCGTTCAAATCCCTGAATGGGTTGAAGGTATATCCAGCATTTAACATGCCCATGCCTGCGACATTGCCCTTGATAAAGTTACCGTGAGTTACACCTCCTACGAGGTCTAAAGTAATTGCCTCACCGTTGACAGCATCAGGGACTGAGAAAACATTATCCTGAATAACCATGGAACTAGTTAGGTCAATATAAATGCCACAGGCAGGTATCCCTTGGAACATACAGTTGCGTATTACTGACCAGCCGAAGCTCACGGCACCTGGGGCACCAGCTGTGGTTATGCCATGAATGCCGATACAACCACCAGCATTAGCATCCTGTCCGAGAAAATGGCAGTCTTCAACTAGACAGAAGGTATTGGAGTCGGCATAAACTGAAATGCCGTAAATAGGCAGCCCTCCTGCTTTGTTTGCCTCTACGCTTCCGAACTGGCAATGGTGAATCCAGCAGTTCCTGCCCTGACTAAGCTCAACACCACCATGGTCATCACCAGAACCAAAGTCAAAGCCAGCAATCTCCACGTAGTCACCAGTAACATTCATCACGGCAGTATTAGTAGCATCTGGCGGCTTTATCTTGGTGTAGGGTGCGTTGGGGGAAGTCATGCCTACGATATGTACTCTGTCCACAGAGACAGGAATTGGCCATGTCTCAGTAGCTTCAGCCCAGCAGTCCAACACTACAATGTAGTCGTTGCGGTTAGCAACACACTGAGTTAAAGCATAAGTGATAGTCAGGAAGGGAGTGCCTGGGTCAATACCATTATTAGTATCAGCGCCTGGAGCAAAATGGCTGACATAGTAAACTCTGCCAAGTGCAGGTGGTCGCCTAACGGTAAGTGTTTCTTGTGGTCCAAATTCAGTTATAATCATCTATCATTCCTCCTTATGCAGGATAAATCACCGCATTGCCCGATATGTTATTTGACCAATGGTTGCTATCCAGAGCGGCTCCATCAAGATATGGATTTGCGGCCATGGCATTCTCGCCAAACTGTGCTCTGTTGTCCACGACAAAGAAGTCACCACAAGTGGCTCCCAGCGTGATAGCTGACCCCTGAGTATCCGCATCACAGGCGAAAACATTGTCTTTAATGGTTATGCCACCAGTGCCAGCACTTACGCTAACAAAGTTTATGCCGCTGCCTGGGCATCCTATGAACTGGTTGTTTATAATAGTGCCATTTAGAGGGTCGGCTGCGCTTGCCCAGTATATGCCGTCTCGTGACAATGTCCCACCAGCCGCATTCCCATAAAAGCTGCAGTTCTCTACCCGTATGGCAGTTGCGTTAAGTGCAACACGGATTCCATCCTGCGGCGTGTTGGCAGCAAGACTATGCCCAAACTGGCAATCATGGATATACAGCCCTTCTGGAGTTCCAGCAGTATTCTCAATGCCAGCATGAGTTGCACCACCACCAAAGCTAAAGCCAGCTATTTCGCAATCACTGCTTGCTGCGGTGACTGTAAAAATAGCAGTAGCGCCAGCAGCGTTCATCTGGACAAACGAGTGGCTGGGATTGCTGGATACTCCTATAATGTGAACCTGTGCTACACTTATGGCTACAACTTCCTGCCAGTGGTTAAGGACAATAATGTAGTCATCATTGTTATCGACGCACTGGGTTAAAGCATAGGTGATAGTCAGCCAAGGTGCAGTTGGGATTGTACCAACATTCGCATTGTCACCAGCGACACCATCCACGAAAAAGACATTTCCCGTTGCCCACGGAAAACATCCAACCCCTGCCATCAACTTCAGGTAAATTGCTTTTTCTAAAGTATTTGCGCTTCCCATATAACCTCCTGTCTATTCTCCTTCGAGATTATTTTTAGATTTTTAAGTTTCCTAAGCCCAGATTTTGTGGAGGAGCCATCATCATCTTTGGTGAGCTGCTGACCAGTAATAGTGCCTTGAAGATGCACATGCCCTCCTTCTGTGGCGCTATCATACCTGGCTTACCCACCGCTATTTCTATCCACTGCTCGCACTCATCTCCTATACACGGCTCCCCACTAAACCTACATATCTTTGCCTTTTCATGGTGATTATCGTTCATCCTATCTCCTTTCAGGTAAGTTTTATGCAGCAGCCTCTATGTATGCCCCCAAATCAAGGGGATAATACACTATTGTCCAGGTGACTTCCCCAGTAGTATCATTTGCACCACCCACACCTTCTGCCATATTGAGGATTATTACTCCAGGCAGTAAAACTTGCGGATTAGTGCCAAAGCTAGGCACTGCTAATCCTGTTGCGACACCCACCATTGCAACACCTACAGCACCAGTAACAGTGTATAGTTCTCCAATGGTATGAGCTTTAATATCTAGCGTATCACACATATCAGTTGCAGCATAACCTGCAGCAGTTGGGTCAAGTGTAAGCTTAATATCAATGCTGGCTGCACTACTAGTAACATCATCACTTGTTAGTTCACCCAATATCGAAACCAACTGGACATTACCACCAGCCACAGTGAATAAATTATCAGTTCCAGCTGTAGTTGGTAAAACTCCCACCTTCTGCACTGCAGCTCCAAAAAGTGTTCCTATCTGTTCATTTGCTGGAATAGGCATATCATTTACCTCCTTATTATGCGGCAGCTTCTATGTAAGCTCCAAAGTCAAGTGGGTAGTACACTACCGTCCAAGTTATTTCTCCAGCGGTATCAGCTTCAACACCTGCATTGGCCATATTAAGAAGTATTACCCCAGGCAGTGTGATTTGCGTGTTAGTGACAAAACTGGCTACCGCTACTCCTGTTATTGAAACTACCATCGCATTAGTAGGGTCACCAGTGATAGTGTATAATTGATGAGTGGTGTCACCCTTGATATCTAACCCAGTACACATATTAGTCGCAGCAAGTGCACCAGTCGGGTCAAGCTGGAGACTGATAGTAACAGTAGCAGAAGTGCCACCAATAGCAGCAACACTTGTCACTTCTCCTAATACTGAAACCAATTGGACATTACCAACTACCGTAAACAGGTCATCAGTTCCAGTTGCGCCTGGCAAAACTCCTACTTTCTGTACCGCAATCCCAACAAGAGTTCCTATTTGCTCATTCGCTGGTATAGGCATATTTTACCTCCTCGCTTATGTTACGTGAGCTTCTGGGTCTATCGGCACATAGCGCATTGTCCACTGGACAGAGCCAGTACCAGCAGCGGCATCTTCGTTCCACTGGATGGTTCCAGGTGGAATAATCCAGCCATGAGTGTTCATGCCAGTTGCCAAAAGACCACCAGACATTCCAGCCTGCACAGCAAGGCCAGCATAACAAGCGTCAGCAGGATTGCCAGTGAAGGTGTAGATTGTGCCTACAATATCGGCATCAATCACTGTAGCAGCACAAAATGCTACTACACCACCAGCAGTCGGGTTAATTCGGATAGACAGGTTCGAAGCACCAGCTGCCTGAGCTATTGTCCTCTCACCGACCAGTATAGTCATTAGAACAAGACCACCTGATACGGTGAAAAGAGTTGTCCAGACAGCGCCTGTTGGGCAGACGGTAGCAGGAAGGAACACCCTCGTGCCTAAAGTGCCACCTGATTGGCTTGCTGCTAAGGATTTAACATTACTACCTAATCCCATTATTTTAACCTCCTAAATTTATTATGCAACCACTATCTCAGAGTTGGCGTCCATCCGATAGTAGACGACATAGAAAACTAGCGTCGAAGTCAGATTCCCGTTGATAGTCAAGGCAATGTTACCTGGCCCTGCCAGTTGCCCACCTATAAAGTTATTAACTACTGCACCTGTCGTCGGCATTGGATTTGACGCCACGTTCGGGACAATGACACTACCAGCAGTAGCCTCAAGCGGCCACATGATTATGTCGTCCAGTGTACTATTTAGTATCACGGCACCAGTCTGGGCACCAACAAGATTTATTGTTATTGCGCCAGTAAAGCCACTGGTTTCGCCAATAACTGTAACATGAGCGAAAAGACCTGTTATCCAGACTAGCCCGCCAACTATGGTGAACAGGTTGCCAGGAGCGTAGTTAGCGACAAGGTATATCTCGCCTGGCCTTATAGCCACCTCCATCACATCAAGGGATATTCTTTTAACTGTAGCTCCTAATCCCATATTTTTTAATCTCCTTCCGCTTTTCTACAAGCGATTATTATTTTTATGCTACATCTATATTGGAGTTGGGGTTCATTCGATAGTAGACACAGTAGAAACTGCACATTCCAACAGTAGAAGCAGTAGTGACAGCAAGAGTGATGTCACCAGGGCTTGCTAACTGACCAAAACAGTTGGCTGCAACACCCAATATGGTCGGCATGGGGTTAGCCAACACATTCGGGATTGGAACAACTCCTGTTATTAAAGGCCAAACACAAATGCCATTTATAACTGTTGACACAATAGTAGGAACAGCACTATCTGCAGGCACGCCACATATCTGTATTTCCATTGTGGTGCCTGTTCCAGCGTTGTCAACCGCTTCATCAGCGAAGAAGAAAAGGCCCTTTATCCAGACTGGCCCACCGACAATTGTGAAGATAGGAGCCGCAGCAGCGATCCCATAAACCTGAGGCGGCCTCTTCACCACCTCCATTACATCCATGGATATGTTCTTTACAACATTACTAAGTCCCATAGTTTTACCTCCTTACCACCATTCTATGGTGTTCTTTTGTTTTGGGAGAGGCCATTAAGACCTCTCCCTTAACTTACTATTAACTTACTACCATGCCACGAGGCTCAATCACATAGCCCAGAAACTTAATATATTCTGGGGCATGAATTGCGTCAGCCGCTATGTCCACGATAACCAGTTCGCTTGGGTCGTAGACAACTGGCTCGCTGAGCATTCCTGCACAATAGGTGAAGCCTCGACAATTCTGCAGGTCGACCAGCATCTTAGTTGTTCCACCAAGAAGAGCAGTCCTGAAAGTGACCAAGGTGGCCATAGGAGCAGTATCATAATCGTCTATTCCATAGAAGACGATTATTCTGTTAGCTGGAAGGGCTGCACTCGTGATGGCGCCAACATTGGCACCAGCTGCTGCTAAGTTGAGACCCCACTCATCCTCATTCACCGTGCCAACAGCAAGGTCAGCAAAAGCCCTAATATCCCTGACAACCAAATTGGCATCAGTTGTCGTCAGAGCTAGGCGAAGCATATGGGTGACGCCAGCTGCAATCGCAGCCTGCTTGTAACTCTTAATATCAGTAAGAGTCATTGTTTCCATAGGCACTAAAAAACTTGTTCCGTACATTTATTTAACCTCCAAAAGTTATATTTTATTCGGAGTTACACGGCCTTTGGCCATGTGTCCACTATGTTCTTTGGCTGGGCTGGATAGCTGCCCACACCTGGATGTCCTCTGCCTAGCATTCTTGGCCCAGACCTGCCGATTTCAATATCTGTGAAAGCAGCCAAGCCTTGAGACAACGCCCCCGCCATTCCTCCAGCAACAGCCGCCCTAGCTCCACTTACACCTCCGAGTGATTTGGCAGCAAGGCCAACTAAGCCAGCACTACCAAGAGCTAACAGGAATTTGCCGAACTTCTGTCCCCTAGTTGCAGCATCCTTGATTATCATTCCAGGCAGCATTATCGCCCCAGCGAATCCGCCAAGGGCAAGACCAGCATCCATCGGGCTAATTCCCTGCCAGAATTCTGCGAGACCTTTTGGCATAGCCAAAGCAGCAGCAGGGTTTCTCCTACTCCTACTCCTTCGGCGCTTCCTGCGGTAAGGATTCTCCTGCAAAAGTATTTCTGAATAACCCATGTTTAACCTCCTAAATTATTCCTTCCTCACCTAATAAAAAAAGGTGAGCCTTTCGACTCACCTATGCGATTTCGCCTTCGGTTAAGTTCTATTTCGTCCTAGGAGATGTCTCCTTCAGACTCAATATTCAATTACATAATTATAAAACAGTTAAGAAATTTTGTCAAATCAAAAGAGGAAGGAGTTAACCCCAACTTTAGATTTTAATATTAAAGGGAATCTTAGATTCCTCCTTCCTCTCATTAGAATTTAACCCCAATACCAACAGGTGGCTCGCCTTTATCAAATCTCACCTTCGGCTTAGCTCCCAGCAGCTCAACGGGTGCCCCAGCAGCAAACTTCACACTTAAATCAGATTCGGGATAGGTCGTTTGAACATACTGTATGAAGTTGAGCCACTGCTTGCCTATTTTGAATCCTTCGGCGGTTATGATTTCTGATTCCTGCATTTAGTCTCCTTCTAGCTCTGCAAAGATAGATAGTCCATCTCCACCAACTGTTGCATTTAGCCACAAGTTATCCATTCGGGTTGCCTTCAGCGGGATATCTATGTTTGGCGCTATTTCATATCGTGTGCCTGGGGTTAGTGTCTCAGAGCTATCGCTGGCGATAAAGATATTCCCACCATTACCCAGAGTGGAAACTCGCATCTCATTGAATGTAAGCTTTCCCTTCGGAAATTCGACTGGGACTCCTGCTACGGGAGCGTTTACTCGGTAACATTTTATCATGGCATTATATTATCCAAAGGTCTATTTGTACAGTGTTCTCCAATAGTGATTACCTTTGATTTCTGCACTTAAGTATCTTCTCATTTCTTATTAAATAATTGAATTTGCTTTATTAGTTCATCGTCTGTCTTATTTCGCAAATCGTGCTCCCAGATAACTAAACAATCGAAACCTAACGAGTTATAAGCCATTATGCGCCCTAATTCACTCCTGCGCCAATTATCATTCGCATTATGAAAATAATCACCAAAAGCTTCAATAAGCTTCTTTTTCCCATTGACATTGGCGAAGTCAGGATTCAATCCATTTATAATGAGGGAGGCATCTCCGGTATACTTATATTCATTAGGGCAAGCAACTTTAATTAAATGTAGTATCTTTGATTCAAACTTATTGGGCCTTAATCCTGTAGCTTCCCTCGACTTTTTGGCCATCTTTTCTATGTGCAAGTTTTTCTCTTCGGCAGACAAAGAAGCCCAATATCTTTTTAATGCTTTCTGCCTTTTAGACTTGTTTAACTTTAGTGCTTTTGATATATTAGCACAATGCTCAACAGAGAGTGGTTTACCTAGATGAGCAATGGACATTTTTGCTTTAGAAGACATGCTATATTTTCTCCCTTTTGCCCAAGGTCGAGGTCGTTTGGCAAATTCAGTGAGCTGTTCTCGAAAATATAAATTTTTCCAAAGGTTCTTCATACGCTTAGATGTAGACTCTTTGCGTTCTGGCAGAGAAGCTGACATCTTAAATATATTAATCATTTTCTGTCTATAATTTTTATCTTGCCATCTATTCTTGGCAATACTAGACATTTTATCTTTAGCTTCTTTTGTATGGTGGCTACCTTTACCAAAACTGTTTAAGCGTTGCTTCCTTTTAGCTTCTTCACTATATAGACTATTCCTCATTATTTGCTCATAACTTGGATTTTTCCAAAGTTCTTTTAATGAATTAGATATTTTTTGCTTAGTTATATTGCTAACTTTATGGTCTTTCAGACTATTGCTAACTTTTCTAGAAATGGATTGTTTATATTTACTATCTGCCCAGCGTTTTCGGGAAGCCTCGCCAATTTTCTGTTTACTTTCCTCGGTATAAGATTTCATAACGTAATATCTACAATCTTTGAGTATTCTGTTCTCCACCCAATGGGCCTTTCTGAAGTTAAATCAAGAAAAATCCAATCATTTATTTCTGGAGAAAATACTTGAGCTATGGCATGGTCGTATTCCCCATCAAGATTGCAGTCCAAAATTGAGATTTTGGTTTCATGACCAATTGAACCCAACAAACTTGAAATAAGCAAAGCTGCTGATTCACAATCCTCGTGCATTTTGCTAGTAGCTTGATACTGCTCTAAGAGCTTCCTCGGGGAAGTAAGTAGCTCCCTTCCGTGCGGGTCAGCGACATATTCAAAATTGGATTTCGCCCAGTTAAAAATCGAGGCTATCTCATCGCCTTCTTGTCTGGCTGAAATAGCCGCATCTCTTACCTCAGAACAACGAATGCCGTCATTGAGCATTCTCCTAAGTTCTGTTTTGATTGTCTCCAAACTTGCTTCGGGAATAATTTTCATTTGATAGGCCTGCTAAAGGTAATTAATCCATCCTTGCTTACCTTTCTCGCTTCGCCGCAGAACTTGCAAACCTGCTCTGAATCCTCAGCAACCCACCAATGGGCTTTTGTTGGACTTTTATCGCACTTCCAGCTTCCAGAGTTGACATATTGCTGAAAACTCCTGTCTTTCGGGTAAGTCATTGCTTTGTCATCCTCTCGGTCACAATTTTCATTATCATTGGTGCCAAAGCTGATAGCGACATTTCACCTGCAATTTTCACCTTCCCTTCATCGAGATACAACAGCACATGACCTGAAAGTCTGTACCTTTGGGCTAGCGAACCTATGGCTTCTGTTAGCTCTAGTTTTTCACTTGGTGATAACATTCTAAACTCCTAAGAATTTACTTACTTAAATATTGTTAAAGTTTCCAAATTCTAGGTCAACCAAGCTTAATTAACCTCACAATAACTCCCATAATGACTACCAATTGGGCAACCACTCCCACCAGGCAAACTTCTATCACCACCACAAACAGGACATCTGTCTGCAAATTCGTATCCTGACCCTTTATAGTAATCAGGATTGTAATTGGGGGTCTCCAAATTTAAGATTGGGGTATCCTCAGCTACTTCAACCCAGCCTTTCCCACCACAACTTCTGCATTGCTCTGGATTAACACGTGAAGATACCCAAAATGGACAATCACCACCACGATTGTAAAAACCAGCAGATACTTGACCTACCCCATTGCATACAGGACATATTACTGCTTTCATTTATCCTCCTCAAATGCTTTTACTCGTTGGATAACTTTGTCTTTATCTTTAAGCTCGTGTTCCCAAATAACCAGACAATCAAACCCATACGAGTTATATATATACATTTTACCTATCTCACTGTATTCCCAATGGTCTTTTATAACTTCCCAAGAGTGCCAATAGTCTCCAAACATCTCTATTACTTTCTTTTTTCCGTTTATATTGATAAAATCAGGATATAAATTACCTATCTTCACATTTCCATTGCCACAGTAAACATATCTGTTAGGATAAATGTCATTAAGTAAATTACCCAATTCCAATTCTACCTTGTTTGGCTCTGGATGTTTCTGTCTCCATTGAGCTGCGGCTATACTTCCAGCTTCTATAAAATTTCTAAGCCATACCTCTTTCTTTTCTGGAGATACAGTTAGCCAGTATTTTTTCATAGTGTTAGACAGCTGTTCTAACTTTTCAGGGGTATAACTATTGGTTAAAACGACTGATAATGTTCGAGATGAACTCATCACACGAGAATCTGATTCCTTCGTTAAACCTTTGTTCCAAGGAATACTTCCTTTTTGATAAGCGTTCTTAGGTGGTTTCTTGTGAAGTCGGCAACAGGAAGGACATACTATAGAACTTCTAGGCTCTCCTCTTACTGATTGAACCCAACGACATTTATTACATACAGGACAAGAAACCCAAATGTATTGCCCCCATCCTTTCTTACCAATCTCGCAAGCTTTCCTAATTTCACCAAGTTCTGGCATTATATACTCTTTATAAATTTTTTGGCTATCCATGAACTCACTGCTGCTCCTGCTATAGCTGCTGGAACATCCCCAATATGTACTGATAGATAGCGTTGGATTAGTCCAGTTCCTGTTCCAGTCACGAAAGACCGCAAGTTCCTGGCTTGCTTCTCGTTCAGCGACAGCTCGCTGATTATGTTTTCTGGATTTTGGAAGATTTTTACCAGGTCAGTGCCGCCTCCACCGCTAAGGCGCTTGATTTCTTGCTCTAGTTGGTCAATTCGCTCACTGCTGGATATTACCTCTGGCTCATCATATTCATAATCTTGTTCCATTATTTATCTCCCGATTCTTTAATTTCTGCTCCCTTTAGACTCTCATCTAATTCCCATTCTCTAGTAAATATTGCTTCATCTTCACCTGCAATACCACTTATATCGAAAGTTACTCCAGCTTTTAATAGTTGTGATTCAGCTTCCCAGACATACTTTAGCTGTTCTTTTGATTTTATTGGAATTACTAGTCTAGCCACTAACGCTCCTATAATACTCAATAGCTATTTGCAGCCACTCCTCATCTGCCTGTTTCCGCTCCAGCTTCTCGACTATCCTCCTATATTCCTCATTTGCCTTAAATGGCTGCAGCATCTTGATTATTGTATCAGCGTCATTCTCAATCATCAAGTTCAGTGCAAACATGGCCTCTGGGCTGTCGTTCTGCTGAAGCTCTATCAGAGAGTCAATGAAGGGTATCGGCTCACCATCCAGATAGTCAGCCAAGAGGCTCAAGTCCAATTCCAGCACAGGCCTTGGCTCCTCAAGCTCCTCAACTGCTGGTTTAGTCTCTTCAAGCTTAGGTTCCTCTTCTGGTTTTACCTCAGCTTTTTCTGGTTTCTTGCCTGCTTCCAGTCTCTTTAATTCTCTTTGCTCAAGGAGACGCTTGTAGCCCACAGCATCCATTTCCCTCAGTTGTCCGTTAACTTCGACTACATAAGTTGTTGGCTGAATTGGAGGCTGTCTTCCTTGGAGCAGGGCTAAGATATTCGGTACTTGCTTGGCAAGTTCGGTTAGAAGTTCAGCATTGATTAAGCCGCCCAACGGCCCAGATTTACCGCCAAACCTTGATTTTAGTTCCTCATAGTTATCGAGTTCTTCCAAGACTTGGCCAATGGCAGTGCCTTGTGGGTATTCCTCGTCTTCTTTTCCCTCGGGAATTTCACCTACTATACTTTCAAGTCGCTTTCGTGCAAATTCTTTAGTTAATTCAGGGTCGTTCTTTATTTCTTCTAAGGCTTGCCTGGTAATTATGGAATCAATTTCATGTTTTTGCTTATCTTCTGGTCTAGGTGCTGGCGGTAATTCTAGTTTATATTTAGAAGCAATCATGCTCCTGTAAACTTCTTCATCACTAGATAGCTGTTGTATCATTCGCTGATGTAGAACTTTGTCTGTTTCCATTTGCTGTTCTACTTTCTCAGTTTCAGCTTCAACCTTCTTACTATCCAATTTTTGCTTGGGGCCAGGTTCTCTGGTTGTTGGGTATTTCCTTTTCCTAAAAAATCTCATGTTACCTCTCAATTTGTAGTATAATACAAAGGGAATTATTTGTCAAATTTGCATTTTAGCTCTTATACATTGTATAATTATAGGAGAAAATGAAACAAGAAGACAAAATTCAGCAATATATGAAAACTCCTAGATTTGGTGAAAGGAGAACTACGCTTCAGGTAGGTATAGGAACTCATATACTGGTAATTGCTTATGCTAGACGCCATAACTTTAGTGTTAGGGAAGCCACAGAGAAACTAATTACTGCAGGTCTTATGCTTGAGGAGAATATAAAGTGAACTGGAAATTTTGGAAGAAAGAAGTAATACCTGATGTTACCAGAGCTACTAATTACCAAACGATATTTAGAAGAGATGAAAAACTACCATTAGAAGTTTGGACTTACCTAGTCAAGAGAAGAGCAGGATTTAGATGTGAAGTCTGCCATACTCACAAGAAATTGCAATCTCACCATATTAAACCAACCTACCAATATGGTAAAAATATAATGAGAAACGGGAAGTGTCTTTGTACCAAATGTCACGGTATGGAGAAAACATTTTTTCAAGAGAACAGTAAATTCCACCTTTCGCTTTGTGAGCGATTTGGCAATGAAAGAGGAACTACCATGTTGTATAAACTTTGGGAAGCGAAATCAGTAAGAAAAATGGAAAGAATCTTTGCTGAAACTATTAGTCAACAACAGCTAGAACTTGCAGAATCACAAATAAAACCAAAGAGAGAACTAGATAAGAAAGAAATTTATGCTCTTGCGAAGGAATATGCAGAGCGTAAACTCAAACTAAACAAGATACTTACTGACCCTGATAAATTTTACGACTGGATAAATAAGGGAATGCCAGTATAAGAGAAAACTTAGAAATAAAGGAGGAGAAATGAAGCCCTATTATCAGAAATCAGGTTATTGGTGTCAGATATGTCAACACTTGCATCGTAATTATAGCAAAATAGGTAAAGCTCATACATTCGCCATAGACCACAGGAAAACAGAACAGATACGGGGACAAAAGTAATAAAAAGAAGGTTCAATGATTGAATAAGTCATATTATCAAGATAAATGGGTAACTATATATAACAGAGGATTAAGATGAGAGATTGTAAGAAAGAAGGACATAATCTAAAAGAAGTAATGGCTGTAGTAGGCTATCGGTGTAAGTCTTGTGGAGATTATATCAGAAGTGATGCTATACATAGATACGGACTTGGTAGGTGTCCCAAATGTAATGCACCGCAAAAGAAATTAGAAGCTCATTTTTCAGGTTCGGAGTATATAAAATATGATTGTAAGAATTGTGGGCATAGTTGGAGAGAGTTAATGTGAGATTTCAGCTAGGCGATATTCACAAGAGACCTTGATTTAGGGAACATTGAGTCAATTAAAGGAGGACCGAATGAAAGGTGCATTCCACCACTACCGTCCAACAGACGATGAATTTATGCAAGCCCAAGAGCTTGCCGACAGTTGTGCCTCCGAGCACTTCTTCCCGTGCAAGGAAGCCGAGAATGACTGCGACTACTGCCCAACCAAGAGGGACTGCGATGAACTCTGGGACAATGTTGTGACCAACTACCCTGTCTTCAGCAGCTCCCTCACCAACGGCAGTTACCTAGAGACGATAAGGCAGAAGTTCGAGGAGTTTAGGGAGAGGAAGCGGCAGGGCTGATTTGACAAAGACTTTAGTTTATGTTATATTTGCATATTAGCACATATAACAATGGGAAAGAAGAAGGGAAGACCAAAGAAAACTAAGAAACCAACCGCCTATGGTGGAACTAGAAGAATAATACGGTTGGGTGGTTCTCTGGCTATAACATTCCCTCCTGAGTTCATTGCAGCGCATCATTTAAAAGAAGGTGATGACCTCCCTTACGCAGCTAATCACATAATTAAATATATTCCAATGCCTGAAGAACACTATGATGAATCTTCTGAAGAAAAGTAAATGAGAGGTATTTGTTTTGATTGCAGAGAAGAAGTGGACAGAATATGCCATCACCATCTGGATGGCAATCATGACAATGATGACCCGAGCAACATTATGCTGCTATGTAATCGTTGCCACTTAAGAAGGCATCATGCAGGTAAGGTTTCAAGTGAAGTTATTCTTGATGATGAAATAAGAGAGCAGTATGTGAGCGAACTAAATGAACTAAATAAAGAATATCTTGACAAACAAGAAAAAATACAAGAAAGCTTAGTAAGCCTAGAACATAAATATGATAAAAAAATGACCAAGTTAGGTAATTGGTATGGGCTTACTGAAGATTGGATTCCAATATACAGTTATCCAAAACCTATTTGGGAATTGTCTCTTTATAGTTACTTAAAACCAGAAGGCAAAGAATAAGGAAACTTGAGTTCTCGAACTTAGGTTTCTTTTCATTTAAGTTTGAAAAAGGAACTTCAACCAACTGAAGGAGATACTGTTATGAATAGATTATGGTTTCTTAAAGCGTGGTTTAGGCGATGCGAATCCTGCTGCGAAATAATCTGGCCTTGGCAGGAAGTTGCAGATTGCATCGAATACTGGGGTTACTGTCATGCAGACTGCTGGTATACGAAATGGCATATGCTGGAAGGAAAACAGGAGGGACCGAAATGTTAGACATAAACTGTTATCCAGATGAAGCCTCACTAGAAGCAATAAAGAAATGGGATATTCTCAAGCAAGGCGTAGATGGACTTCTGGATTTAGTGAGGGAAAACACCAATTGGGCTGACCGCCAGATTCATATTACGGGGAAGAAAGTTATCCACTTTGAATATCATACTGGTGGGTGGAGTGGCAACGAAGATGTTATTGCTGCCTTGCATCAAAATTTTCTGTTTTGGTCTATGTTCTGGCAAAAGTCTACTGCGGGTGGGCATTATTATTTCAAAATAAAGCACCTAGAATGGTATGGGAAATTAAGACAGGAGATGCCAGAATAATTGGACTGGTTAGTTGACGGTTTAATCCCCAAAAATCACATTGTCCCGCTACTGATAATAAGGTGCTTATGAGTTTTTGGAATGTTAGTCAGCTCACTTGGCTAGTGGATGGGCTAATCCCAGAACTGCAATCGATTCTGGTTTTGGGCAAGCCACACTCAGGCAAGTCGTGGTTTACAGAACAATTGGCGGTCTGTGTTGCTAGTGGAATCAAGTTCCTCAATGAATTTGAGGTCAAGCAACGAAGTGTGGTTATATATGATGAGGACACCCCATCAAACACCTTCAAGCGGAGGATAGATAGGCTTGCCAGGGGGATTGGAAGAAACATTAGCGATTTAGCGATTGACGCTCATACTAACGAAGGATTCCTGCTAACTAACAGCACAAACAGGAATCTTCTCATCAGCTTGGTTAAGGCACTGGATAACCCGTTGGTCATTATTGATAGCCTGGTGAAGATTACTGGCAGCAAGGACATTGATAAAACAAAAGAAGGGTCTAGTATTTCTGCTCTTTGGAATCAGATAAGGGATACTGGCGCCACGGTAATCATTGTCCACCACATGACTTTGAAGAAAGAAGCCAGGATTTACGACATGGATGTTACCCACCTATCGTTGGGCAGCACGCAACTGGTGGCTGGGTGCGACACGGATATTTCCATCTTTTCCACAAGCACAGACGAGTTCACGATAAAGCCCCATGGGCGCAGGGATATGCTGAGGGTTAACCATCCTTTTGCTGTTAGGTTAATAGAAGATAAGGAGCAAACTTGGGCCAAGCTCATTATGCTGGAAGAGCCACCAAGATTGCCGAGCGGCGATGCCAAGTCAATCTTCCTGCTATTTAATGATACAAGCTCACTGACAGTGGAGAAAATAAGCAAGAGAACCCAGAAGGGGCTGTCTGAAATTGATATAAGGCTGGCCCTCAAGGAGTTGGTGGAGGAGAAGGTTATAGTGTCCGACAACGAAGCCCATAATCGGTTCATCTATCAACTGAACCTAGACTTTAATTCTACAAATGCCTTAACTACTCAATATTGGGATGCACTTAGAGACAAATGATGTTTAGTTTTAATAGTTTTTTAGATTGTGATTTTTTCTGGTTTTTGCCTAGATACAACAGTATATAATAATAATAAAGCTATAAAATCTATATATATAGCTTATGTAGTATTATTATTATTATTTATACTCAATACAAAGGAAAATTGGTATTTTTATGAAACTAAAAAGCTATGGAAACTAAAAAGCTAAAAATCTACAAAAACTGGAAAACTAAAAAACTGGATGGCAAAGAGAGACAAGGCTTTCAGGACAACATACCTTGGCGGTGAGGTCTGGTTCCTCCAGGACTGGACCTACAGGGGCAGGGCACCAAAGGGTGCCATTGTCTACATGCTGGAGGAGGCACAAGTCCTAGCAGGGCGTTCTGGGTGGACAAGGAGAATGGTGCATGAGGCCAAGAGGCTGGCTAATGCAAGAGTCTTAACCTAATGTAGTGACTAGGGTCCACTAAGCTTGCACAAATAATGAATGAGTAAAAGTAAAAGGAGGTTAAAAATGCACTGGAGATGCTTGAACAACGTTTTCAATTACTGTAGTGAGCCTGAGTTCAGCAAGGATGAGCTGGTAGAGGGAACAGGCATTGTCGTGAGGACTTGCCCCAGAGACCCGAAGGCCTGCAGCAAGCGCCTGACTTTTTCCCAGGTCACAAAACATGAATTTTCTCAGGAAAAACCCAAGGCAAAGGGCAAAAAGGCTTGACAAACTCTCTTGTTTGTGATATATTATTTATATCAAGAGGAAGGAGACAGGAAATGAAACGACATAAAGCAAGATTCTTGTCAGAAGCGGAAATGCACCAACTCCACCCTAGCAACCTTATCAATCTGTCGGGTAGCGAGATTTGCACCATTTGTGGTGCCTTGAGAGTAGCAACATTCTTTAGAGGAAACCAAGGAGCGAGATGGGAAAGGGCTGGATGCCCCGATGCTCACCTTTGTGATGGAATAATGACAAGTGATATAAAAGTACGAAGGTTGTTGAATGGTTACAATAGTTCGTGAGAAAATAGGAAGGAGGATGGCTATGCCTAATTGGGTAGATATAAGGAAATGTCCTATTTGGAAGGAGCTAGGAGTTACTGAATGTAATAATTGCGAGACCAAGGTAAAGTGTTGGGGAGAGGAATCAGTTTTGCCTGAGCCAGCTGATGCTCATAAGTTGTTGCTTACTTATGCAATGTTGGGAACTGCATTTAGACAGCAACACAAAGAGAAAAAGGGAGGAGGGTAATCGAATGGTCATAATCACTGAAAAAATAGGAAGTGGCAGGACGAGGACTTGCAATTTCAGGTGCTATCAGGCAAAAGGTAGCGTTTGTCGTTGCCTATGCTGTGGGAAAAATCACGGAGTTGGGCTTGCAAAAGTGGGAGAAAACGCAAGGGGGATTGCCCAGAAGCTAACACAAGAGCATCAGGATGCCAGGGTGACTGCTCAGGTTAGCTATTGGAGTTGATATAAAAAGTAAGGGAGGTAAGAAATGAAACAATACAAAGTTGGCGATGAGGTTTGGTGGGCGAGATGTGGAACTAGGGAGGTTAGAAAACCTTGCCCTATATGTTTCGGAGACAAGAAAGTCACTTTGACCCTAGGGAATGGAGACGAAGTCGTCTTACCTTGTGATTATTGTGGGCATGTACTCGGCGAGGAGCCTTCTGGAATGATTACGGAATATGAGTATCTGGCTGAACCAGAGCCTGCCACTATAACCAGGATATCCTCGGAAATCACAATAGCAGGAACTGAATACGAGTACTTTGCTGGTTGCTACAGGATAGAGGATGAGATGCTTTTTGATACTGAGCTGGGAGCAATCATGAAGTGTGCTGAAGTGAAAGAGAAATTAGAGAAAGAACAGATAACCAGAGCGGAATACATCAAGGCTGACAAGCTGAAGAGCTACTCGTGGAACGCAGGCTATCACCTGCGCAATGCCAAGAAAGACAGGAAAAGTGCTGAGTACCATGAAAAGATGGCTATACTTTGTAAGGATAGAGCTAAGGATGCGGACCAACGAGAGAACTAACCACCAAAGAAGTAGAAAATGGCTAAAGTGATACTGCAATTTCCAAACCCAATCCTGAGCCAAGTCTCGCAACCAGTAACTCAGGTGGATTCGGCTGTAAGAGATTTAGCCAAGGAGCTGCTGTGTTGGTTTGAACTTACGAATCGCGTTGGCATTGCTGCAGTGCAGGTTGGAGAATTGCACAGGATTATAGCTGTGAGGCAAAACAGCGAAAGTCTGGTCATTATAAATCCAGAAATAATCAAAACCTCCGAGCAATCGTATCCAAATATTGAAGGTTGCTTGAGCATAAACCACGGAGAATCGCTGTATGAAATCAAACGGTACAAAATCGTGAAAGTTAGAGGCATTGACCTGAATGAGGAGCCTGTCACATACAAGTCACGGGGCTTGTTTGGTGCTGTATTGCAGCATGAAATTGACCACCTTAATGGGAAAATGATAAACCAGAATGGGAAAATACATTGAGAGGAGGTGAGACTGGAATGAAAGAGCACCCAATTATAATGTCAAGTGAATTAGTGCCGAAGGTTCTTGATGGCACCAAAACTCAAACCCGCAGGACTAGAGGTCTAGATGGGATAAACAGGAATCCCGACAACTGGATTTATAAAGGATTTGTAGAGGGATGTGCTGATTTCTCTCCTAAGGTTCAGGAGGGATACAAATCTGGATTGACCTATCATATTAAATGCTCCTATAGTATAGGAGACAGACTTTGGGTAAGGGAGACTTGGAAGCAAGCCACAATCCAACCTCCGTTCTGCAAGGAAACTACTCAATTAAGATATAAGGCTGATTACTTAGATAGTCCTGATACTGCTTATTGGGTTAAATGGCGTCCTTCAATTCATATGTTCCGCAAAGACTCCCGAATAAACCTAGATATTACTAATCTTCGTGCTGAGTTGCTACTAGGTATAAGTGAGGCAGATGCAAGAGCAGAAGGTTTTAACTCAATAGAAGAGTTCCTTATATATTGGGATATTAAAAATAAGAAGCGAGGCTATGGCAGGGACGCAAATCCTTGGGTATGGCCTATTGAATTTAAGCTATTGAAAGGAGGTTAAAAAATGGAAACAATCCAAGGCATTGAAGTGAAGCCAACCAAGCCCTGGCCCTTCAGTGAGCGGTCGACCAGAAACTGCTGCCACTGCAAGACCTACAATTCAGATGGCAAGGCAAAGGTTTACTGCTCCAAGGGCAAGTGCCTATCTAGGGGCTATCCACACGACGGCAGATACGGGATAAGTTTATCTGTTGTCCTCAAGTCGGCAAGGTGGGCGTCTGAGGCTTGCCAAAGTTGTGAGTATTTTGAGCATGATATAGAAGGAGGTGACAAATGAAGGTTAGCCAAGAAAAAGTAAAAGCTGAGTTCATTCCCATCACAATCACACTTGAGACTGAGGAAGAGGCAAACTTTATGTGGCACATGCTAAACTGTCTAGAAAGTAGGGCACTTCTGGACTACTGGGGGGAATATGCAGTTGGGGAGTTTCCAACAGAATTGGAAACTAATATGTGGAAAGCGTTTGCTGGTTGCTATTCTCTGGAAGAACATAAGAAAAGTAAAACCTAGAGGCCTGATTTGACAAGCAGTGGATAGTGTGATATAATAGTTACATAATGGTAAAGCAAGTGAAAGAGTGCAAAACTTGTTATCATCATCGAGACGGAATCTGCCAGCTATTTGATTTCGAGTGCGTCAACGATAAAACCAAGACATCCTATGTAACCCCTGAGAAGTGGCAGGAACAGCAGGATGAATATGTGGGAAGAAGGCAGAAAGTAAAAGGAAGGAGATAATTGAATGAAAGACAAAATGATATGGAATACTAAGAAAACTGCCTCAGTTCGAATATCCAAACTTGAAAATATCACAATTACTGTATCCCCAGATGAGACCTTCGAGGTTAAAGGATGGTTTAATAATGATGAATCATTTTACTTTGGAAATTTTACTTTCTTGGACGAAGCTAGAGAATATGTCGAAAAAGAAATCCATAAGCAGTTTGAGGAGGTAAGTGAATGAAAGAGGAACTTACCCTACGACCGAGATTTAAAAAAATACAGATAAGTCAAGTTCCCCCTGAACTTATTAGAGTTAGGGATAATTGGAGACATTACTGGCAATGGATACCAGTTATTGGAAGCCTCTATCACCGATTCGTGTATGTAAGAAAATGGGGCAAATGGACTTTGGCTAACAATATTGGAATAATCGAACATTAAGAAAAGGGAGGTAATTGAATGAACGAGAAGGAACTTAGAGAGAAGATAGACCAAGTCTTGCAAGAGGAAATGATAACAATTGGTACTTCTGTAGAGGATGCCAAGACAGGGCAAATGTGGGCTTTCGATTCTGAGCGCCTATCAAAGAAAATCCTCACTATCGTCAAAGAAGCTGGCTACCTTAGTCTTTTGGCGGAGGAAAGACAGCGGCTAACGGTGTGCAAGCAGAAGCTAGATGAGGTTCAGGGAGTGCTTAGAAAACTGGAGGTAATTGAGTGACCCAGAAAGAAGAACTGTTAAGACAATCCAAAGAAAGAGGGCTGAGCACAACTGAAGCACATGTGCTCTCGATAGACCCGTTTTTCTGTGGTACAAAGAAGGACTATGATGATGCTAATTGGATTGCGCCGTTGTGGGATAGAATGATGGCAACTAGGAAAAAGCCTCTGCACCTGAGAGGATTTCACTATTGGGTCATGTCTAGTCGGATTAAAAAATTGGATGGCAGCTATTATGCTACTGACCCAGTCAAAGACTGGAGCTACTTGCTGCATTGTGCCCAGATTGCCAGATATCTAGGTATTGGAGATTGGAAAGGTTTAGTCGATTTGAAGCACCCAGAACCCAGCGACTACAACCTTTATGCTGTGGAATCTGGGCTATCCAACAGTGGAGAGGTCAATGTTCAGGAGGAACTTAACACTAGGTTAGAAAACATAGTAGAAGACCTCATAGCTGGTTTGCTGAAGCAAGCTCCAAGATACTACACAGAATACTATCAGACATTCCATTGTGAAATCTGGTGCGAAAAAGGCTCAATGGGGTTTGTTATCGAACCAGCCTGTAAGAAATATAAAGCTTGTTATCAGTCACTTGTTGGTCAGGCATCAGTTGAAAAGGTGAGAATGAGCTATGAACGAGCACTCAAGGCGGCTAGAGCTGGTAAGAAGGTAAGAATCTGGTACATCAGCGATTTCGACAGGTATGGGATGAGTATGATTCCAGCAGTCGCCAGAAAGCTAGAGTTCTTCAGTCAGCAAGAGGACTTAGATATTAAATTAACTAGGCTTGCCTTGAATGAGGAACAGATTGATAAATACAAGCTACCAAAGGCTCCAAAACACGGAGAGGAAGTAGTTGAGTTAGATGCTCTTGAGGCTATACACCCTGGTGAACTTGGCAAGATTATTGAAGGAGCAATGAGGCCATATTACGATAGCGAGAAGCCAAAGCTTGTGGAAGAGGAAAACAGGAAGATAAGAGAAAGGGCAAGGAATCTGATTGAGAGCAAGCTCAGGGAGCCATTGGAGGAGATATTTTCTGGGCTTGACCTAGAAGGTGTGGCTGATGGATTTAGCTTGAAGGATACCCTAGATGAGGAGTTCGAGCCACCTGAGCCTGGGCACGAAGTTGTCGAAAGTGACTCATGGGTTTACGATAGCGATAGAACTTACTGGCAACAATGGGATGAGTATAAGAAATACAAGGCCAGTCGTCAGGAAGAAGAAGCATGAACTACAATCAGCTAAAAACCAGAAGCCAGTATTATCAACCGCTTTGCATAAAAGCCATAAGGCGGCACAAGCAGATTGTCAAGGAAACGAATATGGCTCAGCATAGCAAGGGGAGAAAGAATCTTGCCAAGGGTATGTCCTAAATGTGAGGGGAAGAAATGAAGGTTAGAGACCGTACCAAAAGCTCCAGTGAGTACAAGGGCAGGTCAACTTATGCAATAGACAAATATTGCCCCTGCCGCTCATGCTGGAATTCACATGATTGTGGCAAATTTGAAGGAGGCAGATGGCATGCCAATATGGCATGCGCTACCAATTACAACACAGGATGCCCAAATCCTTTACCTGAACCACAACACATTTGGAAGGGGAAAACCTGTGTGAGGTGTGGAGCAAGGTTAAAAATAGATAAGTGACAATGTACGAGGTGTGGCAAGGCGAAGTATGGCGAGGCGTAGCATAGCTGAGCAAGGCATAAAATAAAAAAGGAGGATAAAAATGGAACCAGGCAAAATGAAAGTGGCTAAAATCAACATTACTCTAAGCGGGCTAGCAGACATTATGTTCGACAAGTTTGTTGGACAGGGACCAGACCCAGGAATACCAGAGCAAAAGTTGTATATGGTTGAAAATAACCAAGTTGTGCTACCATCAGAGAATATTTATGCTTTCTTGCTTAGCGAGAACCCGGCGGGGTGCGCTAAGGCATTTGAAGGCAAAAAAGGGAAAGAATACATCAGGATGGGGCAGGGGCATCTTACTGTTTCTCCAGATATGATTCCTTTTACACAAGACAATAAACAAGTAGTTTTTAAGGAATTTGGCGAGACCTTCTATGTCTCCCAGTATGCCCCAAGAGTCAAGTCGGGTAGCCTGAGTATCAAGCAAAACATCAGGCTGAGACCAGTATTACGATTGCCCTGGGAGCTATCATTCCAGATTACGCTGTTTGATAATAAATTGATTGATGATAACAGATTGCATAACTGGTTTGACCGTGGCGGTATTGAGATAGCGTTGGGCACTTATCGTCCTAGGTTTGGCAGATTTATGGTGAAGGAATTTAAGACCGAATGATAAACATAGGAGAATCGCAGCAAGGCAGGGCGGGGCTAGGCGTGGCGGAGCCCAGCGTGGCGGAGCGAGGCACAACTTGGCAAGGCGAAATATTTAATAAGGAGGGAACATGGAAATAGAAGAAAAGCTCAAGAATAGAATTATAGAAATAGCAGACACTGGACTAGGCAGCATAGATGATTATTTCAAGGACACCGAGGTAGACCCTGGCAAAGTTAGCATGGCCTTCAAGATATTAAACCAGGCCACGAAGGTCTTGCACATGAATCAGGTAAGAGTTTTAACTGAAAGGTCGCAGGCTCTGAGGCTGTTAAGGTGGCTGCCTAACGACGAAGCAAGAAATGAGTATATCAAGATAACTAACCCGAAAGCAGCACCGCTGTTACTCAAAAGGCCAGAGAGCTAGGAGAATAGGCTTGGATGTGGAGCAAAGTTAGAAATTGAAAGGAGGTAATTGAATGAGAAAGTTTGTAGCAAGAATGGTGCTTGATGAGCACCAGCCCGTGACTCTCAAAATAATAAGATGTGCTGAGATTGCTGGCCAGGAAGGCGAAGAGAAGGAAAAAGAGGAATTGCTTGATATCGCTGAGAAATGTCTAGAAGTTGAGAAACTATTGTTAATTCATTTGCCGAAAGAGCAGTTAAAGAAGAATGGATGTTAAAGGAGAAATAAATGGCTAGATGTATCAATGATTTAACTAAATATAATTGCAAGCCAATTCTCGGAACTATCACAGGCAGGCTTGCATTAAGGTCTGAGCCTACTCCAAGATGGTCAGTGGGGCAAGCACTCGCCTTCATTGGGGAGCAAGCATATCCGCCTGAGGAAATGGCTAGGATAGCTAGAGCGAATGTTAGATAGTTTATTAGAACATGGAGGCAAGCACTTTGCAAAGCAGCCATTTGCTAAATTTTATAAGCAAGTTTATAATATAGCAAGTTCAATGAAAAAAACACTATATCCTTTAAATGAGATTAAAAAGCTCTACCTTGAAGAACAATTGCCTAGTAATCTTATTGCAGAAAAATTAGGCATTTCTAGAACCAGCGTTCAACGTCGGCTTCACGACCTTGGTGTTATGCGAACTGCTGCTGAGACCTATAAAATTGGTGTTATAAAGGGTCGCATTAAACTATCTGGGTGCGCTAAATTCCACCCCGACCTTAACTCCAATTCTATAGCTGAAATGTATACACTCGGTAAAAAATCAGCTAAGGAAATTGCTGAAAGGTTTGGAACTAGTCATGCAACAATTGTATGTCGCTTACGTAAATTGGGTATCCAACTTAGGGACAGGTCTGAAGCTAGACAGCTCGCCTATAAAACAGGCAGGTGGCAACCAGCAAATTTGCGAGAGGATAGAATTAAAGACAACCAAGGCTATATACTAGTTCGTGTTGAGGGTAAAAGAAAACGTGAGCACATTCTAGTCTGGGAGCAAAGTCATGGACATCTTCCTAAAGGATGGATTATCCACCATATAAACGGCAAAAGAGACGATAATCGCCTTGAGAATTTGATGGCAATGCCCAAAAAGAATCACACACCATATCTCTTATTGCAAGCCGTTCAAAAACGGCTACGTCATGTAGAAGCCAAGTTAGCAGCAATTGAGGGACAGAAGGAATTTAATGTTCAGTGAGGAAATGGGGGGGAAACACTTCTCAAAGCAGCTGATTATAAGCTGGACGAAAGAGGTTGGCACAACCGACCTAGAGACCCTTTGCGTATTCACAGGTTTGCCTAATAAGCTGCTACTGCCTTTGCTCCATGAGCTTGAGGAGGAAGGAGCATTAAAGAAGATAAGGAGATGAGAACTCCACTAATCCAAGCAACTGAAGACAAAACGCTCATTCGGATTGACACCCGTTGCTATGAGCATGATGATAAGTACATCAAGGAGATAGCACCTGAGGAATTCTGGAAGAGGATAAAAGGCAAAGAGTTGGAGACATTTGACCCTAGCCTTTTTGGAAGACGGGAATAATACCAAAATGTTTTGCAAAGGAGGTGCAAGCATGAAGAACAGCAAGTCAAGAAAGGAGGTGCCAAGATTGAAGAGATAATCTCTGTCGAGCAATCACAAGTATCAGCAAGGAAGATAATGGAAGAGCTTGCTGTCACTGGCAACTACCAGTTGGTTGAAAGGTCGGATGGTAGCATCATATACAGCAAGGATGAGGATGGGAAGCATATCAGCTTATCCG